CTCTGACCTTCACCAATGCATCAGCAATCTTGTATGCATAGCGGCTCAGTGCCAGCGGGTCTTCCACTGTCACACCAGAGGCAAGCACACCCTTCATCACCTCAAGCGAGAAGGTGTCACGCAGGGTAGGCTCTGCCTTCTCAGCGAATGAGGGACGGCCTCGGCTACGTGTTGGTTTATCAAGACTCATTGACGTTTCATGCAAATTGTTATCGCTCATGTTAGTTTTTCCTGTAGAAAATGTGATTGTTTATAACAGCAACCCTGTTCAAAGCCTTACGCCACACAGGGTTGACATGCTTGGTGTGGTAGTGGGTAGCACCACCTGTAATGTCCTGCATAGCACCTGACATAGCCTGTGCCACAACAATGTACAACACAGATGTGTCACCTTCGATGGGCTTGTTGCGTCCCTTCGCTGTGTTCGTCCAACTGAATTGCTTTCGAGCATACACTGTGTCGCAGATGGTGGTGCCTGTCTGTGCTGCCCTGTTCAGTGTGACAGCAGCCACTGCTTGCATGCCAGCAACACCCTCACCACGGGCTTCATGGTAGGTGTTCTTTAACATACAGCACCACTCAGCAGCCACAGCAGGGGATGGTACAGGTTGATGCTCACACGATGCTGTCGAGAGCAGCAAAGCGCCACAGAACATAGCGATGGGGAAGTGTCTGGTGATGTTCATGTCACACCCCTTGCTCTTCAGCCATCAGCGCTGCCCATTTGAGCCACATGTAACGCATGCCTTGGACTTCGTAGTTGATCTTGTCGTACTCTTTAGGATCACCATACCTTGCAAACAGGGTTGAACTACCTGTGTTGCATCCCATGTTACACAGTCCATCAAGGACACGGCGGCGCATTGGTGCTACTTCACCATTGTAGTAAGCACCATATAGATGATAGAGGGCTTCATCAATGCTACAGCATGAGAACTTTTCTCTACGACCACCTTCACCGTATCGCTCATGAGCAACTAAGCATTTGTCAGCGGCAAGATGTAACACATCTGCAACGGTGTGTTGTTTTTTCATAACTTTCGTTGCACTCATAATGGTGAATCCTCATGGTTGGATGGGTTGAATGGTGGACGTTTCCGTCCATCGTCGAGCGGGTTAGGCCATGCTGGAAACGGCCATGCTGTCGAAGCCATATTCATACCTTTCATAGCTACGGATGCGGCTGTCTGTGTCACTACGCTTCTCAACAAACTTGACACGGGTATCTCGTTCGTTCAGTGCCATGCACAGGGTGGTCAGGTCACAGTCTTCTTCGAGGTAGGCATAGTCGCCACGTTGATAGCTGTAGCGGCTTATCTTGTCGGCAATGCCGAGGTTGACCAGTACGTCTCGCTTGACCTTTCCCCATCCATGACCGGGGTCTGAGTACATTGTGATGGTGAATGACTTGCTCATGCTTCTTCCCTTGCAAATATTTGATCAACGCTGTGTGTCTCCCACTCATCAGAGGGAGTCCATTCGTGTTGCATACGGTCTTGTTCTACCCAAGCCAATGCTTCGGCTTCTTCTCTGCTATTGGCATCAACTGTGACGTTGACATAGCTAGACCGCACAATTTGTACGATGTATGTTTTCATGCTGTCACCATTGCATTGTTGTTGATGGTCAAGCCTTCACATGTCACCGACACAATGGTGTCTTTGTTGACACAGCGATAGCCTGTGTTGAGGGTGTCATAAACGATGATGTATTTGTCAAGATCGACAGTGGTTGTACCGTTCTTGAGGTATTTGGTAACACCAATGCGACCATTCAGTTTACGGACAGTGCCATCTTTCTTGATGAAGTTGACGGTGATGAACTTGCCCTTGCTTTGGGCGATGAAGTCTACGATTTTCATTTGTTTTCCTTTGGAAGGTTGATACGATAGTGTATCGGTGATGGCCCTCATAAGACCATCACAGGACACTGTCAAAATATCTTCGTTGTCTTGTCACCCTCAACCGACCACACACTGACCACATCAGGGTGCATGGTCAAGCTGACTCTGTAAATGAACATATACATTTCATCTTCGTTTGTGAATGTTTGTTGCCAAACATGATCGTTCCTAAACTTCCAGTGCAGTGTCACAGTTCACCTCCACCCATGTAAGCCAATGTAAAGTCGGCAATTTCATCCTCGCTCAACCACTTACCAGCTTGAATGTGATCAAGGGACTGTGAGTCAATTCCGAAAGTGTGCCGCAGAAAAGCAGCAGCAAAGAAGAAGTCTTTGTGCATCTTGCGGTATGTATTCATGTCACCACCAGCTATCATAGTACACAGCCTTGCCATAGTCCAGTGCCTCTCTTGCTTTAGCAATGAAGTCGGCAACGCTTTCGAGTTGTTCGGGGTACACCACTTGAGCACCAAAGAAGCTACCCTGAACAGGTTGCATAGTGCCTGCTTCACGCTCAAGCCTGTCTAGGTCTTCGCTGGTCAATCGAACAGTGGTGCAGTTGAAGCTTGCTTTAGCACCACCTTTGATGCGGTATAGCTGTTCCATCCAGCCATGCAAAGCATTGAACTTGCGCCAGTAGAATAGCTCTGTCTTGTCGATCTCGTTGTCTGTGCCATAGTTGATGTCTAAGTCAACTACGTTGTCGCCAGCATCCTTTGCTGACACGGTAAAAGCATACATGTCTAAGCCCATGATAGTTCCTTTCAGGAGAGTTGTTCTTGAATGATGTAAGTCGATGCAGCCAGTGCATCTTTGATGGAGTCTACTGCCCAACCAGTGTATGTCTGCCCTTCGTTGTCAAAGAACAACTCATAGACCTGTGCTGTCTGGTCAAACTGTGCCCATATTTCGATGCCACTTTTCTTGGTGATCAATCGCATGATGTTTCCTTTCAGGAAATGTTGATGATTGTGAAGCCCTCAATCTCGGCAAAGAGGTTGAGCAGCCTGCTGCTCAGTTGCATGTTGCCACCGTAGACGACGACACGTTCGATGTTACCGTCTGCATGCTTTATATCGGCATAAAAAGCATCACCGATACCATTGTCACAGCCTATGGCTCTGATGGTTGTTGCAGGTGTCATGTTGTTTCCTTTCAGGAAGTTAAAAAACTTTACGTGAAACGATACCGAAACCAACAGGCTTCGGGGTTTCATATCGCACAGCATCACTCAAATGATACATGTACTTCGCATCTTTGATGTAGAAAATACTGTGCTTCGCAACAAGGTGTTGGTCATACAGATCATCGAATGCTAAAGCATCGCTGACCAGTGAGCATCCAACGACATTGACTTGACCAATTGCAAAGGCTTTGCCTTGTCCTGTTCGAACAATCGCAACGGTCTTGCCAATGTAGGGATGTAAGCTTTTACTATTCCTTGTCTCGATGGTTTTGATACCATCGACAATGAGATCAGCAAAGGCAACATCGGTGTTTCGCACATTGATGCCTATCATATTAGTTCCAGACGTTGATGTGAGAACGTTTGTTCTCGCTTACAGTCAGTGCCACAAGACGACCTGTCTTGCATGGATGCTCACCGTACAAGTGAACGAAGGTGTCGTACTTGTATGGGTTGTAGGTGATGGGTGTGCCGACTGTGGTGACACGATCAATGGTGATCAGGTCAGTGCCTGTCATGTCCCAATGACCAACAACACCAGCATGAACATTCTTCTTACGTTCACGAAGGACACGCTGTCGCCCTGCCTCAGACACCTTGAAGGTGGCATCGAACAGCAACACATCGTCACGATGTGCCACGACACGGCCCTTGTTCTTACCCTCAAGCGCTTTGATGCTGAAGCATTTGCGGTGCAGATTAAAGTATACATAAACTCGCATGATGTTTCCTTTCAGGAATGAATTAGGCAAAATCGCCCCGTTTGTCAAAACCAATTGATGCACAGAAAACATGTAATGTGTTTTCCCATTTTGTTTCTTCAATGCAAATAGACTTTGCTTCCCATGCAAAGCTTGCCTGAATGGTGTATGACGTATTGTCCCGCATTGTGACTGTGATTGTATGCATGTTGTTTCCTTTCAGGAATTAATAATCTTCGTACCCATAATGGGGGGTTTGCAGTTGCTGACCGAAGCAATTGAAATATCGGTCACATTCACATACAATGTCATAACCACCATCACTTGATTGCACCTCGATGATTTGGTGGCATGCACATGTCCACTTCCGAGTGTATGTGCCATCATCATGTTCAATGATTGTCATATCAGTCATTTTGTTTCCTTTAGGAAGGCTTGATATAAACTCTGTAACCCTGTGCCACAAAGCTTATGAAAGCCACATCATATAGCACCGACCCCGATGCCATGATGTGTCCCCTATGCACATTATCATCCTCATGTGCTATGAGCAGTGTAGAACGTTACGTATCTACAATTACGCTGGCCTATTTCAGGCTGCAACATACTTGCTACATATGTTGCATCCATACTGACACCACGTTACATTTTTAAAGATCAATTTGTTGGTGACGATGCACTGTTGGCCTAAATTATACAGGCTTTGCAAAACCCCTGTCAACTGTAGGGACTTTGCAAAGCCTCCCCCGAAGGGGAAGCATTGTCTCATGCCGCTTGCAACATGAACACAGACTTAGGGGTGTCAACGACGAAGCCTGTCATATCAAGCTTTGCTTTGCCCTTGGCATACAGTGCCACAATGACGCCCTTATCCTCAAGGTGGCGAATGTCGCTGTTGTCACCACCGATGACAGGCATGCCCTTGAACACAGCGGGTATCGATGCTTCGGTACGGAATACGACAGCGACTCGCATGCCATTGTCAATGGCCTTGTTGACATATGGCTGAAAGCCAACAACACCACTGTAGGAGAACGTCAGATCATAATTCAAAGGTAAACCTTTACGATTCACATCCTTGGTGTAGTCGTAGAATTGAACGTCAGGAAATGCAGCAAATATGTTTACATATTCTGTGCCGTCAACATCAGTAAAACCTACAGTTTCCCAACGAATGTCTGACGTGCCATTCAAACGAACAAGCGGAATCAAGCTTTGCTTTGCAGCTTTTTTGACAAGCTGTCGAATGTTGACAACCAATTGCTGCATGAAAGTGGTTCGCTCAGTGAAAAACCACACTGTCTTATTGATTCGACCCTGTGCCACTGTTGACATGGCACCACGCCCTGCACTGAACAAGCATGCAGTGCCACACTCTGCAATTTGTGCCATGCTGCATGTATTCCACTCCGTGGATTTGTAGGGTGCAAGATACATGATGCCAGTCAGAAAACCGAAGGTTTCGCCCTTCGATGTTTTCGCATCGGCATTGATTGACAAGAGAGATTTTGACTTGAACATGATGTTTACCTTCGGTAAGAGACAGCGGGATTGCCGTCGATGCTTTCAATTGTACAGACCTTCGAAAAGCCCTGTCAAATGCAGGGTTATTTGAAACGTTTTGCTGCAACGAAGTTGCCACGGCGGTATACAGTCGCTGCATCATAGCATGCTGCCCATTGTGCAGCTTCGCTGTAGGTGAAAGTGTAGTGACGTTTTTTGAAGCCTTGACCGATTGTCATAAAACCGAAGGTTTTCTTCAGTTGCAAAGCGATTTCAGCTTGCATGATGTATGAAGCAATAGCGAGTGATGCAATGGATGTGAGCAATAACATGATGTTTACTTTCAGTAAGTGAAGCCGATGACGACGATTTTGTCTGCCTTGACGTAAACACAGCGGTTTATGTCTTCGACATCGACCAACTCAAACGACTTCGTCGTTCTGTCGTATGCACCTTTGATGTATACAGCTTTGCTGTCGCTTTTCCGTTTGACGTAGTCACCGGGTTTGACGTTTTTGATTGTGATGTTTTGCATGATGTTTACCTTCGGTAGTACGACGACCCGATGCCGTCGATGCTTTCAATTGTAGCGACCTTCGAATGGCCTTGTCAAATGTAGGGCTATTCAACCACAATCGGTGAAGGGTCTTTCTCGTGTGTGCAGGCATTATGCAGCGGGTAAGGCTTCGTTGCCGATATCGTATACCGCCCCTTTTACTGACCCGTTAGTCATTAAAATCAACCGTTTTCAGGGTATCGAAGATATCGGCAACTGTTTTTGAATCAGTTTCTCATATGCGTGTAAGTCTTTGAATTCATTGAAGAATATGCATGCATGGTGTAATGCACAGCGTATGCATCACTCACCTGTGCAGCTATGTATGCCTATGCACTCATGCCTGTGCAGCGCAGCGCTATGCGGCCCGTGCGTGGGCCAGTAGGGGGTGGGGCGCTATATGTATACAACGAAGCCCACAGAACAGCTTTTTCAGACCTGTTAACCACCACCGCCTAAAACACTCTATCCGTACACACTGTAGCCCACACAAGTGCTACACAGCCTCTACAATCGCTTAACGTCACAGGAGTGTTGCAGAGGCAACACCACCCCCTACAGGACCAACAAAGCGTTTCAGACAACACAGCCTATGCTGCTACAGAAAACCAACCATGAATACATAGACTACTACTATCCACTTACACTATGTTGCAACAAAACAACATATGCAAATATATCGCTTGACAACATTTTACGTGTCGATATAACATAGGGGTATTGGGGCTTGGGGCTATGTAGACTATGTAGTGATGCAGAGAGCATAGATGACATAGGGTACATAAATGTTCTTGCTCTATGTTGACAAACGATTATAGACCATCATCAACCCCTAAACACAGACTATGAAGTCTATAAAGCCGCTAACGCAATATCGACCATGAAGATAACAACTATTGATTGTTTATTGTTTTTCTTTTATTTGTTGTTTGCTTTGTTGTTGTTTAGCGATATACTCTCTCATCACTAGCCTACACATCTATAGATAGGCAGCTATGAAGACCTATATAGTAGAAGCATATGAATATTTTGTTAAGTAGAGAAGCGGTAGAATCTAAAGGGATGTTAAATAGTCCCCCTTATTCTGTTGCATCAATTGTGTTTAAAGCGATTCATCGTGACAACTTAGACAATACACATATACCGCATAGTGATGTATATTACGTCAGAGCCGCTTTAGAGAAGCATACGGGCTATTATTTCCCTTTAGATGTTGTAGAAGATGCGATGCACGAAGAAGGCTGGCGTGACCGTAAAGGTAAAGGACGATATTGATATGGCAATCAAAAGAGGCAGTGAAGAGTTTAGCGGCTACAATAAGCCGAAGGCAACACCCGATCATCCGACAAAGAGCCATGCTGTGCTGGCTAAGGATGGAGCAACTGTGAAGTTGATCAGGTTTGGACAGAAGGGTGTTGAAGGAAGTCCCGATGGTAGTAAGCGTAACGAGGCTTTTAAAGCCCGTCATGCCTCTAACATTGCAAAGGGCAAGATGTCGGCTGCATACTGGGCTAACAAAACTAAGTGGTGAACAAGCTGTAAAAGTGCTATAACATATGTACGTTGCTCAATATATCATCTGCATTGTTCAAGCGTGTATGATGTTTGAGTATGAGCATTACGTAATGTATAAAGACCTACAGCGCTGTCAAGCTACAGAGGCTGTGAAGGCTCAGGAGTTAATGGCATTGTTGAAAGACAAGCCTGTTAGTGCTGTGGCGTTTCGTTGTGTAAACAAAAGCGACAGTAGTGTTTGAGGCATAGCCTCTATTTTTGTTAAAGGAAAAACATGGCTATGGATAACACAGCAGCTAAGGTTGCTAAATTGCGTGAAATGGCAAAGGACAAGAACCTGCCACAGGACGTGCGTAACACCTATCTTGACGAAGCTGTGAAGCTGGAAGAGAAGGCGGCTATGAAGTCTGGTGTGAGGATGGCTAAGGGTGGTATGCCAATGGTTGAGAAGGCTGGCGTTAAAGTTCCAGCGTTTGCTGCTGACGGTGTTGGTAAGATGGCTAAGGGTGGCGCTGTTGTCGCCAAGGCTCCAACTAAAGACCTGCCAATGCGCGGTAGCCGTACAGCCACCAACATGGCGAAGGGTGGCTCTGCTATGAAGAAGGCTAAGAAGTAAGATGGCTAAGAACAAGAACATCGACGACGACACCCGCGCTCGTGCTCGGAAGTTTGTTGAAGAAAATAATAAAGGTGTTGACAGCGAAGGCTACGATTCACGAGAGTATCGGTCCGATCCTTATTCAGCAATGACTAAGAAGCAGCGTGATGCTCGTTTTGGCTATCCAGACGACTTCCCCCCTGCTGTTGTTTCAAAAGCTTTTGACGATGCCACTAAGAGTGTTGCTAAAGACAAACCTCGTGTTGTCAGCAAGAAAGAGTTGGAAGCGTCTGGTCTTAGCTTGCGTGACTTCCTCAACAAAGAGCGCGGCCTCACACGCCGTGAAGACAAACCTGACAGCAAAGTTGAAGCGGCTAAGAAGCAGTTGAAACTCAACAAAGGTGGCATGGCTAATTGTGGTGCATCTGTACCTGCTGCACAGAAAGCTAAGAAGTAATATGGCTACCAAGTCTAAAGTGAACGCTGCTAACAACTACACCAAGCCTGAGTTGCGTAAGAAGATTGTGTCGCAAGTTAAGTCTGCTGCAACACAGGGCACTGGCGCTGGTGAATGGTCGGCTCGTAAGGCTCAGCTTGTTGCTAAGAAGTATAAGGCCGCTGGCGGTGGCTACAAAGACTGATATGAAAGCTTCACAGAAATCTCTCAAAGACTGGACAGACCAAGAGTGGACAACTAAGTCTGGAAAGCGTTCCTCTGATACGGGGGAGCGCTATCTACCCAAAGCTGCCATCAAGAGTTTGACATCAGCAGAGTATGCTGCCACCACCAAAGCTAAGCGTGAAGGTAAAGCTGAAGGTAAACAATTTGTTGCTCAACCAAAGAGCATTGCTAAGAAGACGGCTAAGTACCGTTAAAGGAAACATCATGGCTACAAAGAAAGCGTTTAAGCCCTGCGAAGGCTGTCCCACTCCTGCTAAATGCAAGGCTGCTGGTAAGTGTATGGCTAAAGAAGGCAAGGGTGGTAAGCCTGTTGTCGCCATCATGATTGGTGTTGGTAAGCCAATGAAGGCTAAGAAGAAAGCTACATAATGGAACAAAAAGAAATTGATGAAACCCGTGCTAGATTTAGTCTGCAAGGGGGAGCTAATACATTCAAAGACTCTGGTGCTCAAGGCGCTGGTGGTGGTGGACGTGTTGGAGTATCTAAAGAACTAGACTCTGGTGGTCGAGTATCTGCTGGTGTTAGTGGTATGGCATCGAAGGTTAAGGTTGATACTCCTGAAGGTGAAAAGACATTTAAGCAAAGCAGGGTCACTGGTGTTGACGCTTCTTATTCCAAAAATGATACCACCTATGGTGTTTCAGCGTCTAGGCAACCTATGATGGACGGTAAGATGGATAAGAAACTTAACTTGTCCATTACAAAGTCGTTTGCTAAAGGTGGTGCTGTCACTAAGAAGAAGCAAACCACCAAAGTTGCTAAAGTGATGGGAGAGTTCAAAGAAGGCTCTCTGCACAGCGGCAAAGGCGGCAAAGTTGTGAAGAGTCCTAAGCAGGCTATAGCAATTGCTTTGTCTGAAGCTAAGAAGCCTAAGAAGTAATGAACAAAGAACCAAAGATTAGAAGCCTTGGTAAGGTGTTGACAGCTAACGTTGCCAACACTATCTATACCTGCCCACCCAATTACATTGCTAAGATGGTGTTGTTGTTTATTTCCAACCACGCAGGTAATAACAAGACTGTTCAGGTTCAATGGACTGATGTTAGTGCCAGTGGAACCTATCACATTGTTGGTGGATACGTCTTAGCATCTAATGCATATTTAAAGCTTGATGGTAGCTACCTTGTCCTCAATCCCGGTGACACTGTCCTTGTAACACCCGAAACTGGTTCAACTATGGATGCCACAATCACCATTGAAGAATATTTTGAACCTACACAAACAACATAACAATGTCTAAAAAAGAACTAACAGAACAACAGAAACGATTCCTTGAGGTGTTGTTTGCTGAAGCCAATGGCAACATCAACCAAGCTATGAAGATGGCGGGGTTCTCTGAAGGCTATAGCCGCAGACAACTCACCAACTCATTGAAGGAAGAAATCATTGAAGCTACACAGCTTTACATTGCTATGGCGGCTCCAAAGGCTGCGGTGGCTATGATCAATGCCATTGACGATCCTACAGAGCTTGGCCTCAAAGAGAAGATGTCAGCCGCCAAAGACTTGCTTGACCGTGCTGGATTGGTGAAGACCGAGAAGGTGCAAGTAGAGAGCAACACAGGCGGTGTCATGATATTGCCTGCTAAGGAACGCGAAGAAGAATGACAACAGATGTTGTTACAACAGACTATGATTTTGGTCTAGGTGTCTTCATACTGCCACAGCCCAAAGATGCTAAAGAGTATGTTAAGATACCACGATTGGGAAGAACTATACCTTTTGGTTATGTAGTTGATGAAGCCGATGATGGCTGGCTTGTTCCTGTAGCTTTAGAGATAGAGGCGCTGGAGAAAGCTAAGAAGCATCTGAAGCAATACAGCTTGAGGCAGGTATCGGCTTGGCTCACTACTGTGACTGGTAGAGAAATAAGTCATGTTGGTTTAATGAAGAGGATTAAGAGTGAACAGTCCCAAAGACGTAAGTCCTCTACTTATCGAGAGCTTGCCGACAGGTACGAAAAAGCCCTTAAGAAAGCGCAAGAGTACGAAAAAAGAACAGGCACCGGACAAGACAGCTTCTTCGGTAGTGATCGATTCGTCCAACTTAGCGCCACCTTCCCCGACAGAAGCGCCGATAGCTGAACCTGTTGAGTATGAGAACATCATATTCAAACCCAACCCCGGTCCTCAGACATCCTTCCTAGCTGCTCCAGAGCGTGAAGTGTTGTATGGTGGTGCAGCAGGTGGTGGTAAGAGCTATGCCATTCTTGCTGACCCTCTGCGCTACATGGCTCATCCTCAATTTTCTGGTTTGATTCTTCGACACACCACAGAAGAACTACGTGAACTCATTTGGAAATCGCAAGAGTTGTATCCAAAGATATATCCCGGCATCAAGTGGAGTGAGCGTAAGATGCAATGGCAGCACCCAAGTGGTGGCAAGCTGTGGATGTCCTACCTTGACCGTGACGAAGATGTTATGCGTTATCAGGGTTTGTCGTTCTCATACATCGCTTGGGACGAGTTGACACAGTGGCCTACACCGTTTGCCTACAACTACATGCGTTCTCGTCTGCGTACAGCAGCACCTGATCTGCCTGTGTTCATGAGAGCTACCACCAACCCCGGTGGTCCCGGCCATCAATGGGTCAGGAAGATGTTTATTGTCCCTTCACCGCCCGGTAAGAGCTTCTATGCTACCGATATTGAGACAGGACAGACGCTAATCTATCCTAAAGGACACAGCAAAGAAGGCTTGCCTCTGTTCAAACGCAAGTTTATATCGGCTAGGTTGGCAGACAATCCCTATTTGGCTGAGTCTGGTGACTATGAAACCATGTTGTTGTCTCTACCAGAGCACCAACGTAAGCAATTGCTTGAGGGAAACTGGGATGTTGCTGAAGGTGCAGCGTTTTCGGAGTTCAATAGGGCTATTCACGTAGTAGACCCGTTCACTATTCCATCAAGTTGGCCCCGTTTTAGGTCTGCTGACTACGGATATGGTAGCTATAGCGCTGTATTGTGGTTTGCTGTAGCACCAGATGACAGCGTGGTGGTCTATAGAGAGCTTTATGTCAGCAAAGTGCTGGCAGAAGACCTTGCTATGATGATATTGAACGCAGAAGACGGTGAAAAAATACGTTATGGTGTGTTGGATAGCTCATGTTGGCACAAACGTGGTGACACTGGACCCTCTATTGCTGAAAGAATGATCATGAAGGGGTGTAGATGGCGACCCGCTGATCGTTCTGCTGGTAGTAGGGTGGCTGGTAAGAACGAAATACACCGCCGTCTACAGGTTGATCAATATACTGAAGAGCCTCGCATGGTGTTCTTCAATACATGTACACAAATCATTGCAGACTTACCAACTTTACCAATTGATAAGACAAACAACGAAGACATTAACACCAAAGTAAGCAATGATCACACATATGATGCGTTGCGTTATGGTGTAATGAGCCGTCCACGTAGTGGATTGTTTGATTTTGATCCTGCTTCACAATCATCGGGAATGAAGATAGCAGACCCTGTGTTTGGATATTGAAACATTTACTACTAAGAGGTTCAATGTTATACCTCTGCAACATCTTTACGGAAAACTATGGCACTAATTGACAAACCACAAAGCGACAAGAATATTGTCTTGGACGATTCCTCAAAAACTGAAGATACCTTCAAGGCTGGTGGTCTAATCGCCTTCGTTAATCAACGATATACTCGTTCTGAAGAAAGTCGTCGAACTGATGAGACACGTTGGCTTCGTGCTTACCGCAACTATCGTGGCCTCTACGGTCCCGATATGCAATTCACAGCAACAGAGAAGTCGCGTGTGTTTGTGAAGGTGACAAAGACTAAAGTGTTAGCTGCATATGGGCAAATCATTGATGTGTTGTTTTCTAACAACAAATTTCCATTGAGCATTGACCCGTCTGTGTTGCCTGAAGGTGTGTTGGATTCTGTTCACTTTGATCCAAAAGCTCCAGAGTCTGCACCAACCATTCCTTTCGGTGAAGAAGGTGGCGCTAATATCGGTAAAGACTTTGACCTCGACAATCTTGAAGAGATGTTGGGTGCGTTGAAGAATGACTTGAAAGATGTTCCCGGTTTGAAAAAAGGGCCGGGACAAACACCTACTTCTATAACATTTAGTCCTGCTATGGTGGCAGCTAAGAAGATGGAGAAGAAGATTCATGATCAGCTTGATGAAAGCAATATGAATAAACATCTCCGCGCTACAAGCTTTGAAATGTCATTGTTTGGTACAGGTGTAATGAAGGGTCCATTCGCTGTCAATAAAGAATATCCAAACTGGAAAGAAGACGGTGTATATTCTCCCGTTATTAAAACAGTACCAGAAGGTTCTCACGTTTCTATCTGGAACTTCTATTGGGACCCTGATGCAAATAACACAGACGAATGCCAATATGTTATTGAGCGACACAAGATGTCACGTACTCAACTTCGTCAACTGAAGAACCGTCCTTATTTCCGTAAGAACGTTATCGACGACATCATTGCTGGTGGCGAAGGATACTCGAAAAAGTATTGGGAAGATACCATCAAAGATTATTCTTTAAATTATGGTGTTGATCGTTTTGAAGTGCTTGAGTATTGGGGTAATGTTGATGTTGATATGCTCATTGAAAATGAAGTTGATATTCCTAAAGAGTTAGAAGATGTGGGTGAGTTGCAAGCAAATATCTGGTATTGCAACGGTAAGATTCTTCGTTTAGTTTTGAATCCTTTTAAGCCTTCAAACATTCCATACTATGCCGTACCTTATGAACTCAATCCATATAGTCTTGCTGGTATTGGTGTTGCAGAAAACATGGATGATACACAGACGCTGATGAATGGTTTCATGCGTATGGCTGTTGATAATGCTGTGTTGTCTGGTAACTTGGTGTTTGAGATTGATGAAACCAACCTTGTACCCGGTCAAGACATGAGTGTATATCCCGGCAAAGTGTTTCGTCGTCAAGGTGGCGCTCCCGGTCAAAGCTTGTTTGGTACAAAGTTTCCTAACGTATCGCAGGAAAACCTTCAGTTGTTCGACAAGGCTCGTCAGCTTTCCGATGAATCAACAGGTATGCCCTCGTTTGCTCACGGTCAAACTGGTGTGAGTGGTGTTGGTCGTACAGCTTCTGGTATTTCGATGTTGATGAATGCTGCCAGCGGTTCAATTAAGACTGTTATCAAAAACGTTGATGACTACTTGCTGGCACCACTCGGTAAATCTTTCTTCAGCTTTAACATGCAATTTGATTTCGATCCAGAAATCAGAGGCGACTTGGAAGTTAATGCTCGTGGCACAGAATCGTTGATGGCTAATGAAGTGCGTAGTCAACGCCTTATGCAGTTCTTGCAGATTGTTAGCAATCCTGCTCTTATGCCATTCGCTAAGATGCCCTACATCATCCGTGAGATTGCTAAGTCAATGAACCTTGACGAAGACAAAGTTACAAACAATATGGATGAGGCTGCTCGTCAGGCAGCGTTGATGGCACCGCCTGCTGCACCCGCTGGCGCTCCAGCCGCTGGTGCTCCACCTATACCGGGTGCTGGCGGTCCTCCCGGTGTTGCAGACATGACAGGCGGTGGTGGTGGCAACATCGGTATTGGTGCTGCCCCTGTACCGGGTGAGCAAGGCTTTAGCGCTGCACCTCCACAGATGCCGGGGATGTAATGATGGATAAGCCGTTTCTGCCAAAGCTTAAAGGTATGTTGAACAGTCCTCATTTGTGGGAAGCCTTTGTTGAGAAGCTTGATTATGATATTGAGCAACACCAACGCAAGCTGGAACAAACGACTGAGATGTCTGACGTGTTTAAAGCACAAGGTGCAATAGTTGCACTACGTCAGCTAAAGTATTTGAAGGAAGAAATCAATGCTAAATGAAATGTATAAACTGTTTGCCGAGGGCGGTGTCATGCAAGAGGGTGGCACAGTCGATCCAGTTTCTGGTAACGATGTACCTCCCGGTGCTATGGCAGAAGAAGTTAGGGACGACATTGACGCTAAACTTAGCGAAGGTGAGTTTGTCATTCCAGCCGATGTGGTGAGATACATTGGTTTGGAAAAGCTGATGATGATGCGTGACAAAGCTAAGGCTGGTCTTAAGCGTATGAACGATATTGGTCAGATGGGTAATGCTGAAGAAGTTCCTGATGCTGAAGCCCTGCATAGCGGTGGAGATGAAATGGATGATGAATCTTTCTCGTCAGAGATTGATTCCATTATGGGTGAGGATGGGGGTCAAGAATATGCAGCAGGCGGTGATGTACGTAAGTATGCGCCGGGTGGTTATATTGGTGGCACTGCAAATCAAGAACTTTATAAAGATGCACCAATCCGTGGCTTTGAAATGGTAGAGATGGTGAATAAGGATGGTCAAGTCATTTACATCCCGTTCATTAATGGCAGACCTCAGTTATCTATCCCTCAAGGATATACAGTTAAGTCGTCTGATATAACAACTACCACACCAACTACTCCTGCAACTGGTACAGGCACAACCACTCCACAACCTACTGATGGTGGCGGCGCTGATGCTGGTGCTCCCGCTGCACCATCGTCACCGGGCTTTACTATTGGAGAAGACGGGGTTGCTACTGCAAATACAACAAGCACCACTATTGGTTCTGTACTAGGTGCAGTTGTTGGTATGGTTACAGGATTATCTCCTGCCATGACATCACAGATTGGTAAGTCAGCGGTCAACCAATCAAACATTGCAAACACCCAAGCTGCGTTGTCTTTCAACACTGCTGTTGCTGATAACATGGCAATGGACAATTCACCAGCCGCTACCGCTGGTCCTACTGGTACAGGTGCGGCAGCAGCCTCTGCTGGTTCCGCTGCTGCCGCTGCTGCTACCGCTGTTGGTCATTCACCCGAAGCAGTTGCTGCTGCTGCACAGGCTGCTGCTACTGCTACAGTTGGTGGCGCTGGTCCCGCTGCTGCTGCCGCTGCTGCTGCCGATGCCGCTAACGCTGTCGCTGCCGATGCAGCCGATGCTGAAGGTGGTGGTCTTGGTACTGGTATCGGTATAGGTAGTGGTGGTACTGCCGCTGCTGATGGTGTAGGTGCTGATGGTATGGGTGTCGGTGCTGGTGTAGGTGGTGTAGGTGGTGAATCAGGTGTCAGCGCCGCTGGTGAAGCTGCTGGTGGCGCACCGTCAGGTGGTGGTGCTGACGGTGATGGTACTTATGCCAAAGGCGGCTTTGTATCCAAGAAGAAAACTACAACACCTAAATCAACATCGCTAGTATCTCGTCGTAAGTAAGCTATAATATAAATGCTAAAGTCTGTGGTGGGCAGACTAGCACTTAATAACACCCACCATCATTGGCTACCTGACTCCCCGATATTATCGGCTACAGCGCGGCCCCAACTTAAAAGGTATTTATGACTGAAATGGTAATGGAACAGAAAGCTGTTGTTGTCCCCTTTGGTAAACGCAACGCCAACCGTGAACGCATCGAACAAGAAGAAGCTGAACTTAAACAACTAAGCGAAGAAAATGTTAACGGAAAGCGCAACTCTGAAGAAAATAACGAAGACGATAGCAACTTGAGCGCTGAAGAGAAAAGCTTCAAGAAACGTTATGGTGATCTTCGTCGCCATTCACAACAGCAATCTTTGGCTTTGCAGAAACAAATTGATGAACTGCGTAGTCAACTTACTCAGTCTACCGAGAAACAAATTAAGCTGCCAACGAATGAAGAAGACTTGGCTAAGTGGGCAGCAACATACCCTGATGTGGCAAAGATTGTAGAGACAATTGCCATTAAGAAAGCTAAAGAGCAAACTGCTTCAATGGAGCAACGCTTTGCGGCATTGGACGAACAAGAGAAACTAACAGCACGAGAAAAGGCTGAACTTGAACTTACAAGAATTCATCCAGACTTCGACACCATCCGAGACACCGATGACTTCCATACTTGGGCAGATGAACAACCAGCTTGGGTACAACAAGCTTTGTATGAGAATGATACAGATGCTCGTTCTGCTGCTCGTGCCATTGATCTGTATAAGAGTGATCGCAACATTAGTAAGGCGAAATCGGAGAAGAAAACTTCTGGTGCAGCAGAGAGTATCAACACTCGCGGTAGCCGATCTGCTCCGTCCGGTGTAGACACTGATGGTCTAATCTACGAATCGCAAGTGAACAAAATGAGTTCTTTGCAGTACGAAAAGAACGTTGAAGCTATTCAGAAGGCTATGCAGACTGGTAAGTTTGTGTACGATATGAGTGGCAATGCACGATAACAGTTGACAAGTTTTGAAAAATCATAGTATAACTATGACATGGTGGTGGAATGCCACCGACACTACATCACTGCCGCTGCTTGCAACAGCCACCAGTCATTAGTACTTTTAGTAAAGACACTTGTTGTGTCAATCTGTAACGCAAAACAATGAACTGTCAGAAATACCTGAAGTTTTGTTAGCCCGTTATTTTCCGTTGGGCACTTCGGAATAATAATGTACCTAGCGAAGTCAGCCTCTGTAGTAGTGTTAGCGTATTTAATTATATGCCAATATATCTATAGGAGATTTTAATATGGCTTTCCCATCAGCAGTCGGTAACGGCAATCTGCCCAATGGTAACTTCAGTGCAGTTATCTATTCCAAGCAAGTACAACTTGCATTCCGTAAAGCTTCTACAGTTGAAGACATCACCAATAGCGATTACTTCGGTGAAATCGCTAACATGGGCGACAGCGTAAAAATCATCAAAGAACCTGAAGTGTCGGTGCAAGCCTACGCTCGTGGTACTCAGATCACAGCGCAAGACCTCGACGACGAAGACTTCACCTTGGTTGTTGATCAGGCTAACTACTACGCCTTCAAGATCGACGACATCGAAGCTGCTCACTCGCATGTGAACTTTATGCAGATGGCATCGGACCGCGCTGCCTATCGTCTGCGTGACAACTACGACCAAGACGTGTTGGCGTATCTGGCTGGCTTCCAACAGTCTGCTAAGCATGCTGCTGGCGACACCACTCGTACCACTGCTCCCGGCACCAAAGCTGTTGCCTCCGCTGGTTCTGACGAATTGTTGGCTACCATGAAACTGAGCCGTCCTAGCTTTGGCAACTTGACTAGCGCTGGTTCTACTGGTGACTCCATCCCATTGGCCCCACGCTTCCCCGGCGCTACTGCTGTTTCCACTACCACTGTGTCCCCTCTGACTGTGATTGCCCGTATGGGTCGTCTGTTGGATACACAGTTTGTGGACACTCAAGGTCGCTGGTTGGTCGTTGACCCCGTGTTCGTTGAGATGTTGAAGGACGAAGACAGCCGCCTGTTGAATGGTGACTTCGGTGGTTCTGGTCTGCAAAACGGTTTGATCTTGAACAACCTGCATGGCTTCCGTATCTATGTGTCGAACAACACTCCTAAGTTTGGTACTGGCCCCGGCACTGCTGGTGCTTCTGCTCAGGCTACCAACTTCGGTGTGATCGTTGCTGGTCATGACTCTGCTGTGGCAACTGCTCAACAGTTGACAAAGACTGAGACATATCGTGACCCCGATAGCTTCGCTGACATCGTGCGCGGTATGCACCTGTATGGTCGCAAAATCTTGCGTCCTGAAGGTATCGTGGTTGCACGTTACAACGTGGCCTGATGAAACAGGGGAGGCTCACGAGGCTTCCCCGTTTATACATTTACACATAAAGGAAATTTAAAATGGCTACTGTTACTACTCTTGCTGGCGGCGCTACCGCTGGTCGCACTGCTGGCTCCGTGCCCTATCTGGTTGATAAAACTATTGACTTCGCTGCTGCTGCAACCGCTAAAGGTTCTGCGTTGGCTGCTGCTGACGTGATTGAGTGCATCTCTGTTCCCGTCAACACCCTCATCTTGAATGCTGGTATCGAAGTTATCACCGTACTTGGTGGTGAGTCGAACGATACAACTTTCGACTTGGGTGTGACCACTACTGAGCCTGACAACTTTGTTGACGGCTTTGACGCTGACGCTGCTGCCGCTGGTGCTTATGCACAGAACGCTGCTGCTTTCCAGCCTATCGTGATTGGTGCTACTGCTGACACTATCGACTTGTTGATTGCAACCGCTACTACCGCCCCCACCTCCGGTGTTGTGCGTGTGTGGGCTGTGTTGATGAACGTTGATGGTCGTATCGCTGCCGACGAAGTTGACCGCGACCAGTTGGCCTAATCTTTTAGGCTGACCTAAGAGGGAGGGTCTTCCACGAGGCTCTCCCTTTTCTTGTTTATAACTAGGAAATATTATGGCTATCACCTCCGCACTTTGCACCAGCTTCAAGAAAGAATTGTTGGAGCGTAAGCACGACTTCAATACCACTAGCGGCCACACATTTAAACTTGCTTTGTTCACATCAGCAGCATCACTTGGTGCATCCACTACCAACTACACTACCAGTAATGAGGTTGTTGGCACAGGCTATACAGCAGGTGGTGTTACGTTGACAAACATTGACCCAACAACATCAGGCACTACAGCCTTCATTGACTTTGCTGATGCAACATTCTCTAGCGCCACCATCACTGCTGCTGGCGCTGTCATCTATAACACTACCACTGACGGTGGTTCAAGTACAACCAACGCTGTTGCTGTCATCTCCTTTGGTGGCGACAAGACATCGACCAACGGTGACTTTGTTGTGCAGTTCCCTGTTGCAGACGCTTCCAACGCCATTATCCGTATCGCTTAATAGGCGGTACAAATGGCAACAACTGTACGCTCTGGCGCTATATACGGTATAGGCACCTATGGTGTCGTCCGTTATGGCATTAGCAATGTAGCCTATACACCCGATGGTGTAGCTGGTGTTGCTACATCAGACAGTGGTGTCGTCATTACAGGCGATTCCAACCACGTTGTTGTCAGCTTAGTTGGTACTGCCGCTGTAGGCAGTGTAGGTGTTGTTGGTGTAGCTGTTACAAGCGTCACAGGCGTTGAAGCTCTTGCTTCGTTGAATGACAATGTGTCGTTCAGCTTAGGTTGCAAATTCTCTGTTAATGGTGTTGATGCGACAGGTGTTGTCGGAACAACAACTGTTGTTGCCAATTCGACAACACTTCTTTCCGGTGTCAGTGCTACAGGTTTCGTTGACTCGCTTACCATAGCTGCTGATGCCAACATAGACATCACAGGTGTTGAAGCTACTTCATCGCTTGGTATAGTTGATGTTAGGTCAATTAACCGAATCCCTGTAGATGGACTAGTTGCTACAGGTGCTGTTGGTGATGTAGTTGTTGTTGCAAATGCCAACACATCCTTGTCTGGTGTTGCTGCACAGGCTTTGTTGGGTGATGTTATTATCACTGCCAATAACGTCTATGAACTCATTGGTGTAGATGCAACATCTACCTTGGGTGATGTTACCATTGCAGAGAATGCTAGGCCAACATTTGATGGTGTCTTTGCTATTGGTGTTGTTGGTACTGTTGTTATAACTACTGTTGTTTTCAACTACAACAACATTGCTGCTCTGTACGATAGACGTAGAACTGTCAGTGTTGACAGACGTACTAGCAGCAGTGATAGAACAGTGTTTGTGGCGATGCAGGACAGAACCGTGTATGTCGATGGAGTGTCTACACCATCAACACGTTCTATACATGTGTCGAGCGAAGACAGAAAAGTGTACACGTATAGAAAACCTAGCTCATCTGACCGATCAGCATTGGTGGCTTAAATAGGAATAGAGGACATATATGTCGTTTAAATGGCCTTCAAAGGACAAAGATGAAACACTAGACTACAGCATTGACTGGTCTAGGTTTCTTAATGGTGCGACGATTAGTTCCATCACATGGTATGTTGATAATTCCAGCGGTGTTGCCACTGTTATTACTGCTGGCTCCACCGTCAACGGTATTCAGAATGTTGCACAGACCATCAGCGGTGGTGTAGCCACTATCAATCTTGGATTGGGTACTAACAACTATGAGTACAAGTTCACATGCCAGATGGCTGACAGCACAGGTAGTGTTGCCGAACGTGTTGTACGTTTGAAGATAAAGGAACAATGATATGGCATACGACTACATTGGTTTAGTGAATGAAGTGAACCGACGACTCAACGAAGTTGAACTCACCTCTGCAAACTTTACTGCTACATCTGGTTTCTATTCACAAATCAAAGACTCCGTAAATGCTTCGTTGCGTGATGTATATGATGCTGGTCAAGACTGGGCCTTCAATCATGTTATTGCTGAAGACACTTTGTCTGTTGGTATTAGTCGTTATGCTTTCCCGTCTGATGCATCAACTATTGACTTTGACACCTTTCGCATCAAGGCTGACAGTACATTGGGTAACGAAACAGTCAAGTTGTCAATCATGCAATATGAAGACTATCTTGAGAGGGCTGTAGATCAAGAATACTCGACAGACACTTCCAAACTCACTGTGCCTAAGAGTATTGTTCATGCTCCTAGTTTAGAGTGGTTGGTTGTACCTGCCCCCGATCAGGTGTATGAGGTGGTGTATGAGTACTACCGAGTTCCCGTAGACCTTCTTATCTCTACAGATGTTCCTGCTGTCCCTGAGCGTTTCAGACATGTTGTCATTGATGGCGCTATGTATCATGCATATATGTTCCGCAGCAACGAGCAATCTGCCAACTTAGCTAAGAACAAGTTTGAAGAAGGTATTAAGCGTATGCGTACTATGTTGGTTAATCGTGTTAGCTATATGCGATCCACTGCTATTAACCAAAGCTCGTTATCTACATTCGGTGAAAGGGTTAAGTAATGGCTGACGGATGGCAGACATATCCTTTTGAGTTTCGTGGCGGGTTGGTATCAAACCTATCCCCTCTACAACATGGCACTCAATCACCCGGTAGCGCACGACTGCTGAAGAACTTTGAGCCTTCAGTGGATGGTGGTTATCGTCGTATTGAAGGCTTTGATAAATACTCAAGCTCTTTCGTTCCAGCATATGGTGAGCCGTTAGTACAGGGTGGTAGCCAAACAGGTACAACATTGCTTGTCTCCAACTTGTTTACCGCACCTGTAGCTGGTGACACATTCACAATTGCTGGCGTTACAGGCACCTACACAATCGCCACTGCTGGTGTCAGCTATAACAGCACCCACAAGCAAGCAACACTGACCCTTACAACTTCGTTAGCATCTAGTCCTGCTGACAAAGCAATCATCAGCTTCACCAGCCATCAAGGACTAATTGAAGGTGTTGTTGCTTGGAACAGCACAGTGCTGGTCTATCGAAACAGTGACATCTATTCCACCACTGGCTCAGGCTACACCAAAATCAATAAGCCTTCATACGGCACTGTGTTGGTTAATGGTGGTAGTCAAACAGGTGCAACACTGGCTGTTGATGGTTTGACCAGTGTTCCACAGATTGGTGACACTTTCTCCATTGCTGGTGTTGCTTTGGTGTATACGGTGTTGGCTGTACCAACTGTTACTGCCACTGCTGCCACCATCAGTATCTATCCATCTTTAGCGTCTAGTCCCGCTAATAACGCCGTCATCACTTGGCAATCTGTTAGCCGAGCCAGTGGTGATAAATTACGCACTACTAAGTATCGCATTAATGGTGTCGATAAGGTGATAGGCGTTGATGGTTTTAACTATCCTTTTACGTGGAACGGTACAACCTTCACAGTGTTGTCGTCTGCTCCGTCTGATGTACTTGGTGCTGCATTTGTTGTCTATCACAAGAATCAAATGTTCTTTGCTAAAGGTGAAACCATTGTCTTCACCGCACCCTATACAGACTCAGACTTCTCTGTTGCTAATGGTTCTGGTGTCATCAATGTTGGTGGAGCCATCACTGCAATCATTGTGTTTCGTGAAAACCTCATCATCTTTACTGACAAAACAATTAGTCAATTGACAGGTAACACGTTGCAAGACTTTGTGTTGCAGCCCATCACACGTAACGTAGGCTGTGTTGCCACTGACACTGTTGAAGAGATTGGTGGTGATGTCATCTTTCTTGGTCCTGAAGGGTTACGTTTGCTGAGTGCTACAGATCGTGTGGGTGACTTCAACTTGGGTGTGGTATCTAAGCCAATTCAAAATGAGATGACTTCGCTCATTTCATCTAGTTCATCCTTTGCGAGTTGTGTCATTAAGCAGAAGAGTCAATACCGCATATTCGGATATAACAGCAGCATTACGGCAACAAACTCAAAAGGTATTATCGGCACACAAACTGTAGGTAATGACACCAGCACTATGTCGTGGGCAGAGACAGTTGGTATCAAAGCCTATGTTAGTGACAGTGACTATGTCAATCAGACAGAGACTTTGGTGTTTGCTCACAATGATGGCTATGTGTATGAGATGGAAAGTGGTAACAATTTTGATGGTCAAAACATCATTGCTTCGTTCGCTACACCCTTTGTTTATATCAACGATCCTCGTGTCCGTAAGACTTTCTACAAGATGGTGTTGTATACAGACCCACAGGGTGGTGTCACTACTTCCGTCAACTTGAAGCTTGACTTCGACAACTTTGGTTCCATTCAACCTGAGACAATTAACTTGTCGAATGAAACAGGTGTTGTAGGCTTCTACGGTAATAGCGGTGCTAAATATGGCACTACGATCTATGGCACCAAGTTGAAGAAGCAGTTTGAGACACAACTGATTGGTTCAGGGTTTAGTGTTTCGATTCAGTTTGTATCTGATGGACAGAATGCTCCGTTCTCTTTAGACGCTGCAACCATCGAATATAGTACACACGATAGACGCTAATGCGTTATAACTAACTAGCTAAGGAAAACATATGGCAGGCTATACCCGTACAGACACCACTAACAACATTGCTGATGGCAACATTATTAATGCTACCGATCTCGACAATGAGTTCGATGGTATTCAAGCAGCATTCAGTAGCTCCACTGGTCACAACCATGATGGCACCACTGGTGAAGGCGCTCCCATTCTTGTGTTGGGTCCAACACAGGACGTGGTAGTTGGTGCTTCCACTGTCACTCCAAAGACCACCAACACTGTAGACATTGGCTCTAGCTCGTTGAAATACAAAGACCTGCACATGGCAGGCAATGCTCTTGTTGGTGGCACACTAGGTGTTACAGGTATTGCTACATTCACAGCACAGCCTGTGTTGTCTTCGTTGACAGCTTCTAGCGCTGTTGCCACTGACGCAAGTAAGGGTCTGGTCAGCGTGACCAACACGGGCACAGGCAACAACGTCCTTGCCACTTCTCCAACTTTGGTAACTCCTGCATTGGGCACACCAGCATCGGGTGTAGTGACAAACCTGACAGGTACAGCCTCTATCAACATCAACGGCACTGTGGGCGCTACAACGGCCACCACAGGCGCATTCACTACGCTCGGCGCATCGTCCACGGCTACGCTAAACACGCTTGTTTCAAGCGGTGCAACACTGACAGGCGGGACAATCAATGGGATGACTGTGGGCGCTACAACGGCCTCTACGGGTGCGTTCACATCCCTGACCGACTCTGGCAACCTAGCCTTCACAGGCACTGGCAACCGCATCACTGGCGACTTTAGCAATGCGACTATTAACAACCGGGTAGCGTTCCAAGGGGTGAGTGGGTCAACTACGGATGTGGGTTCCATTCCTCCTTCTGCCGCATCAGCAGCAAGTTTTATTGCATTTAACTCAACAGACACTGGGAATGCTGGGTTTGCTCAACTGCGAATAGACGGTAGTGAAGCCAGAGTTGCGTCAAGTCGTACGGGCACAGGCACATATGTACCGATGGTCTTCTACACCGGAGGCAGTGAGCGAGCTAGGATTGATACGTCTGGCAACGTGGGGATTGGGGTAAGCAGTACAAACGGATTTTGGGGTTCATCTTCATTAAATGCAAGAACAGTTATTTCTCAGTCTTCAAGCGGGACAGCTATAGACACCGCTGATAAAGCGCTGGTATTGGTAAATTCAAATACAACTACCAGCAACACAACTTCACTTGTTTTGGGGACGGTAAATACAGGCGGTACAGGCATTGCTCAAGCGGCTGTTTATTCAATTAACGGAACTCGTGGCGGAGCGTTTAATACTGGTCAACTTGGCTTTGCTTGCGCAAATTCTTCTGGCTCTCTTATTGAAGCTGTCCGCATCGACTCCTCCGGCAACGTAGGCATTGGGACGAGTTCGCCAAACACAAAGCTGGAAGTTTCTAACGGCGCGTTAATGGCTGGCACTTCAGGGCAAGTTCTTTTAGGGCGCGTCAGTTCTTCATTCCCCACCACAACGACCACTGGTTATTTTAGTCTTGATACAAACAACGTTGACGGCACTAACGGCGGTTTAACAATCAAAACGCTTGCGTCTAATGTTTTAACCGAACGCGCCCGTATCGACTCCAGCGGGAATTTGCTGGTGGGGGCTACGAGTCAAGTAAGTAATGAAAAACTTTCAGTAGTAACAGGAAATACTACTGGAATGGTTGTTAAAACCACTGGTGGGGCTACATATGTTCCTATTTACTCTTGGAACGCTACAACTACTGGTGACGGATATTTTGCAGGATTCTTTACTGAAGCATCTCCAACATTAAGAGGCTCAATCTCATACAACCGTGCTGGTGGTCTTGTTGCGTACAACACTACATCAGACTACCGTGCCAAAGACATTACTGGCTTGTTGACCAACAGCGGTGCATTGATTGACTCCGTGCCTGTTTACATGGGCAAGATGAAAGGCGCAACACAAGAGCGTCCAATGTTCATTGCTCACGAAGTCCCTGCCTACGCACACACTGGCGAGAAAGACGCAGTGGATAAAGACGGTAAACCTGTTTACCAACAGATGGATGCTTCTGCCCTTGTGCCAGTGATGTGGGCTGAAATCCAATCCCTCCGCGCCCGTGTGCAAGCCCTCGAATCTAACTAAGGAAACACCATGACAACTTACCTCTGGACAATCTCGCAAATGGATCGCCTGACTGCTGACGGCTTTGTCGTCACAGTGCATTACAACGTGTCTGCCACTGATGGCACATACAACTCATCTGTCTACGGCACTGTGGGCTACCAAGAGCAGCCCGGTGAGACATTCATCCCCTATGCTGACCTCACTGAAGCCATTGTGGTTGGCTGGGTGCAAACAAGCCTTGGGAAAGACACTGTGGAAGCCAGCTTGCAAGATCAAATCAACGCACAGATCAACCCCGTACAACAATCAGGCACACCTTGGAGCGCATAAATGAAACATTTAATTATCTCATTGGCTTTTGTTTTGACCGGATGCGGTGGAGGCTCAGAGCCTGAACCAGCAAAAATGCTTGTTCAGTTGTCAGCAGACACTGAATTACCCTCTCCCTTTGTCATTGGACCAACGCCTGCTCAGCCTTCATTGGTTGGAGTTGGACCGGGTAACCTTGCTCCGTTTGTCATTGGCCCTACTAATACTCAGGTTGTGGTTGGTCCCACTCCTGTTCAGCCTGCAATGGTTGTGGTTGGTCCCACAGTGAGCTTCGTCGCTGGTCCGGTGGTCGGTCCTGTAGCTGTAGTAACAACTCCCGTTGTTAGCACTCAACCTAATACTCCTGAGCCAAACTGGTGTACTGATGGGTTTGTAATTGGTCCGTGTGTTCAACGATGCCAGCCTAATCAAGTTGTTATTGGCCCTTGCTGAGTTGGATATGCACGATATTATTAATCCGGTTGAATACGGAAAACTAATCAGCACTGTCGATAGTCTAACTAAGAAAGTCGATAGTATGGATGCTGACATCAAAGAGCTATTACAACTTGCTAATCAAAGCAAGGGTGGTTTCTGGATGGGTATGACTATCGCTTCAATCTTCGGAGGCTTCCTCACCTTTGTTGGTGAAAGGTTGCTGCGATAGTGCTTGCAGAACTGGCTGTAGCCAACGCAGCCTTTAGTGTCATTAGAGAAACAGTACAGAATGGTGGAGACATATTCTCTGCTGGCAAATCTCTATTTAGTTATTTTGATAATAAGTCTGCGATACAACGCAAGGTAAACGAAGGTGGTGAGAACGCCTTAGAAGAATTTGCAGCGCTTGAACAACTAAAGACACAAGAGGCTGAACTAAAACGTATGATGGTCTATCACGGTCGTGCTGGACTATGGGATGATTGGCTTAAGTTTCAAGCTGAAGCTGCACGTAAACGTGAGGCAGATAAAAGAGCCGAAGCATTGCTGAAGCTGAAGAAGGCTGAGAAGATTGCATCCATCTTTTGGAACACATGTTTAGCTATCGTGTTAGCTTTCTCCATTTACTTTTCAGCTATAGTTTATGCATTGTTTAGGGATAGAGGATGACTAAAAAACTACAAGAACATTCTGCATACAATGAATTTGATATGAATCAAGATGGCATTGTGACAGACGAAGAGCTTGACCGCAGTGAGAAGATGTTGCAAATTGACAACATGGATAAGCTTGCAGATCAGCAACGCATTATGGCTTGGTTGGCTTTGTTCTTACCATTTGTTCTTATTGTTTATTTAACTTCAGGATTTGTGGAACCACAAAGGGTGACAATGATAATGAGTTTGGTGGCAACATTCTCTGCATCAATGGGTACAGTTGTTGTTGCATTCATGGCTGCTACAGCATATGTTCGTGGTAAGATGACAGATATGCAAAAGATTATGACACCTCCTCCCCCACGCCCTATGCCACGTCCTCATCAGCAGGAGTACAATCCGTGAATATAATCACCATTGTTATAGCCATTGCCGCCTTCTTAGGTGGCTTTGCTGTTCAGGGATGGAGAATGAAATCAACCATTGCTGAAATTGAAGCAACTAATGTTGCTGCTGTAGTGGCTGCAACAACCGCAGTGGCTGAAGAGGCTGCTCGTTTACAAGGACAAAAAGATGATGCTCTCAAAGCTGCTCAACAACAAATTCGTAAGAACACTCTTGCTGCCGATGCTGCTCGTATTGAGCTTCACAGGGTGCGGGTCGAAGCAAACCGTGCCACCACCGCCATTGTTACAGCTACCTGCCCCGCCGTTAGAGACTACGCCACAACCTCAACGTCCGTATTCGGAGAGTGTACAGTTGCTCTTGAAGAAATGGCAAGACTCGCTGACGGACACGCAGTTGATGCAAAAGCCTTGAGAGATGCTTGGCCTACAACCAAGGAAACAAAATGACAATGCTAACTAACAACTTCTCTTTGCACGAGATGATTAAGAGTGAGACAGCTTCGCGTAGAGATATGGACAATACACCGCATAGCGATGAAGTTGTGCAGAACTTGACAGTGTTGTGTGAACAAGTGTTGCAGCCTTTGCGTGATGCATATGGTGTTGGTATTAAAGTTAATAGTGGCTATCGTAGCCCTGACGTGAATGCTGCTGTCGGTGGTAGTCGCACTAGCGATCACTGCAAAGGACAAGCTGCTGACATTGAGATTCCCGGTGTAGCTAATGCAGACCTTGCACAGTACATCGCAGACAACTTTGATTTCACACAACTGATATTGGAGTTTTATACACAGGGTATTCCTGATAGTGGTTGGGTACATGTTTCATATGACAGTAACAATCTCAAACGACAAGTGATGACAGCGGTTCGCCAAAATGGTAGAACTGTTTATCTCCAAGGTTTGGTAGCTTAAAAAGGTAAGACATGGCTGAAAACTTTACAGCAAAACAAAAAGAAATCGTAGCACGTAAGATGGGCTATGACGGTCCTATGCAGGGCTTTGATCAATTCCTTAATTCATCTCCGTCATTAGGCATGCGATATTCATCCATCACTTCTAAGTTTGCTGAGCGCATGGCAAAGGGTGGTGTTGTAAAGAAGTTTAATGTTGGTGGCTCTGTCATGTCGCCTGAACAACTTCAAAGTATTAACGCATTTTTAGCAACCAATCCTTCCCCTCAAGAGTTGGCTGCTGCACAACAACAATATGGTGTGACTGAAGTAGATTTGGCCGCTGCTAGGCAGCTTAGCGATTCTAGTCAACTAGCTGCTAATCGTGCAGCCGTTCGTGCTGACATGGCTGTAACAGGTGAAGAGTTTCGTATTGCCAACCCCGGTGGTGATGTGACAATTCAAGGCACACAACGACCTGCAATGTCTGCCATTCCACAGTCTGAAATTGATGCTGCACGGGCACGCCTGACACCAGAGCAGCAACAGTTTATTGATTGGAAGATGAAACAGATTGATCCAATTCAGCAGGGAACAATTGGCGACCAGTTTGCCCGTAGTGGGGTCAACCCATATCTGGATGCAGCAGGAGCGCAGACACAGATTGACCGTGCCACAAGTCGTGAGGCGGCGTTTCAGCAGGCTGGTGTTACACCAGAAACTAACCTACGCCCGTGGACAACGGCATCAACTACAACTCCAGCAGCCAACACAACAACAGCATCAAGAACAGTTGTTGGCGGTGGCAATACAACTACTACACCTTCTCCATTTGTGATTGGCGGTGGCAATCCAACACCTTCAACAACAGTTGGCCCCGGCCCTATAACACCTTCACAGGTTGGTAATACTCCCGGCTTGGGTGCAGGTGGTATCGGTGTTAACGTTGGCACCACAGGCACTACAGGTACAACAGGCACAACAGGCACCACAGGCACCACAGGCACCACAGGCACCACAGGTACAACACCCACCACAGTCACTGCGCCCGATGGACCAGTTATGGGTGCTACACCAACCTACACAGCAGCACAAACTGCCACTACTGGTTTGGGAGCACAGGCTACTACTATTGCTCCCATTACTACAGCCACTGCTGCTGCTCCTGTTGAAGCGGCAGGTGTCACTGCTCCTGCTCCAATTGTTGCACCAACTGTCACTGCTGCACAATCTGCTCCCGGTGTTAGTCAAGCGGTGTCGGGTGTAACTGCTGAGCAAGGTACGTTGTCACAACAAGCGCAGGTAACAGCGGCTCAACAAGACCCACGTACAACTGCTGTTTCTACTCTCACTGCTGCACAGGGTGAAGCTGCTCAGGTTGCTGCTCCTGCTGTTCGTACAGCGCAGGCTGGTGAGATGGTGTCTGGTTCAGCCGTTGACATGGGTAGGGTTGATACAGAACTTGCAAAGACACAGGCTGCTCAGGGTGTTGTCACTGAAGAGATGACAGTGCAGGGTCAGTTGAACAAACTCACTAAAGACTTTGACGCTGGCAATCCACCACCTTGGGCTGCTGCGTCCATGAGGGCGGCTACAGCACAGCTTGCTGCCCGTGGCCTTGGTGCTAGTAGCCTAGCTGGTCAAGCCATCATTCAAGCCACGCTAGAGGCTGCTACACCCATTGCTGCTGCTGACGCTAAAGTGTTTGAGACAATGGGGTTGCAGAACTTGTCCAACCGTCAGCAAATTGCTGTGCTTGTTGGTCAACAACGTGCTCAGTTTCTTAGTCAAGAGTTTGATCAAAACTTTCAGTCTCGTGTTATCAATGCTGCAAAGATTAGTGACATTGCTAACAAGAACTTTGATGCTACAGTTACTATTGCTTTGGAGAACGCTAGGCTTGCCAACACAATGAACCTTGCCAATCTTTCGTCAAAGAACGCATTGATCTTGGAGGAGGCTGCTGCCATGTCTCGCTTGGAGACACAGAACCTGAACAACCGTCAACAGGCTGCTGTTCAGAATGCTCAGAACTTCTTACAGATTGATATGAAGAACTTGGAGAATCGTCAACAGACATCAATCTTCAAGGCACAGGCCATTGTTAATTCGTTAGTGAGTGATGCTGGTTTTGAGAATGCTACACGAGCAACCAATGCCAGCAATAAACTAGAAGCTGATAAAATCTCTGCAACATTGGCACTCACGGCTCAACAGTTTTCAGCGTCTGAGAAGAACAAGCTTGCTGTTGCCAACATGGATGCAGCCAATGAGCTTATTAAATTTAATGCTCAAGAAGCTAATGACAGAGCAGACTTCAATAATAAAATGTCTGCGGAGATTAACGTAGCTAATGCTAGAATATTAGCTGAAGTGTCTACAGCCAACACCGCTGCTGTCAACGCAGCCAATGCTCTTAATGCTAAGAACGCCACAGACTTGACAGCAGCACAGTATGCACAGCAGAGTCAGACCTATCGTGACTTGCTTGAGATGTCTTGGAAGACTGGTGAAAGTGGTAAAGATCGTATTGTTAATTTGGCAATTGCTTCTATCGCAAGAGATGTTCAGAATATTAAAAGTGATAGTGAAAACAGTTCGGCTTGGGGTAAGTTATTCATTGAAGGTGTAAAGAACTGGGACACCCTGAAAAACATCATTAGTGGATAAAGGAAATATATGCAACACATTAAAAATTATATGAATAAAATTGAAGATTTAATTTCTTCAAGAGAAAAAGAAGCCAAGAAAACAAAAGAAGTTAAGGGACTTCTGACACCAGTAAAGTCTTCAACACCTTCTCAAAAAACTGAGTTGGATATTGTTGCCAGCTTTGTTCAAAGTATTCGACAAACCCGAGAGGAAATGAATAATGGCTAATCTTAGTCCCCTTGATGTTATTAAACCTGTACCACCCGGTATCTCGTGGACAGCAGAACCACGTAGTCGTCCTTGGTCTACACCACCTAAATTTGTTACAGTGAATGATGTTGCTCAAGGATACGTCAACAATCTGTCGTCTGCTAATATGGTTAACTCCACTCTCGACGCAATTGAGACTGGTGTGCCGTTGGCCGCATTAGCTAATGGAATGATGTTGTCCGGTGTAGCTTCTGGTATTCATACGATTGATACAGGCATCTTAGTAACTCCAGTTATTATTGAAATGTTGAAGACGATTGCTGAGATTCATGGTATTAAATATCAAGTATTTGAAGAGGATGAAGATGCTGGTATTATTCCTGATCGCGTAGCGAAACAGGCAATGAAGAAAGCTTCGTCTGTTGTTGAAGAAGTTGTTGAACCTAAAGTAGAGCTTTTAGGGTTGATGGCTCGTAATCCTAAAAAGATGGAGAGTATGTAATGGGATTTAAATTTAGCTCATTTGCGGCTGGTGCCGCTGAAGCTGTTGTAGATACTCTCAAAAAAGATGAAGAAGAAGCATCTAAGGTCGGAGTGTATGGTGTTAAAGCACTCAAAGAAAACTACGACAAGGTGATGGCTGATAATCGAAAGCTTGAGAACGAAGTGTCTGAAAACATCAAAGCTTTGCGAACGTTTGATAGCACAGCCACCGAAGCTGAACTGTTTGCTGCTGCTACTAACAAGACTTATATGTCTATGGCGGTTGAAGCAGCCAAGAGTAATCCTGCAACATTTAAAGTTGGTGATGTAGTTAAGATTAAAGAAGATAATGTATCTAATTTAACAGCTATGGATATGCTGAAAGCGTATACAGAAATTCCTGCGGTGTCTGAGTCTGCTCGACGGGCTGAAGGTGTTACTGTTAATAAAGACATGAACTTCTTCGATAGGATTAGAAAGGGTGCGAGTGATCGTGCAGGTACTAAAGCCGAAGAACAAACCGCAAAAGCTATGGGTGTTTCTATTGAACAGCTTCGTGGTGCTAGTGAGTTTAAACGACCTGCACTTAACACTGGTGCTGAGTTTGATATGGCTAAGTTTCAGAAAGAGAAAGGCTACGACGAGCGTGAAAAAGACGCTAAGCTTGCTTTGTTGAAAGCTGAACAGAGTGGTGATGCTAAAGCTATTGGTGTTGCCAAAGCTGACATTATGATATTCGGTAAGATTAAAGAAACACTGACATCTGAACAACAACAGTTTGCTAACAAAACTGCTGACATTAAGAATCGTTATATGTTTGGTAGTCCTGAAGAACGTAAAGCAGCTAAGCCTGAATACGACAAACTCATGGCTGATGTCCGTGCTGAAGCATTGGCTAAGAAGGTTACTAAAGACGGTGAGGGTGAAGGTAAGATTCCAGCATTGGGTACATTGAATACCTTTACGTCTGCTTCTGTTGCCCGTGCTGTTGCAGCTAAGCATGGTGACTTGATTAAGACTAAGCAGCTTGCTATTGTTGAGAAGGCTGACGGTAGTGTTGGCATTGACTACATTGGTGACAATGAAACTCTTCGTCGTCAAATCTTGGAGACACAGGCCACCGCAGCGAAGAACGCCTTGTCGTTGTATACAGACGCTAAGGGTCAACCATTTAACCGCGATGTTGCATCTGTGTTGAACTCCTACACATCTATTGTTCCTTCTGTTGTTAGAACAGATGGTAGTGCTACACCTGCTGCTGCTGGACCACAACCTACTGCAAAGCCTACAGCGTCTACACCTGCTGCAAAATCCACATCGACAATACCTGCTCCTAAGACCAAAGCAGAGTATGATGCTCTGCCACCGGGTACACGTTACATCGATATAGATGGTAAGACAAAAGACAAAAGCTAAAGGATAAATAATGGCGTTTGGTATTAACGACAAAGAAGTTTCTACAGGCTTTGGGGCCAATGATAAAGTTGTGAGTGGTGGTTTTGGTGCAAACGATGCTGTTGTTTCTAAGCCAACACCACAGTCTGAAGTAGACCTGACTAAGCCTGCCTTTGCTGCACCACGTCAACGTGCTACAGAGTTAAAGAAGGCTCAAGCTGTTGCCATCTCAGGTCGAGATGAAAAGAATGAAGGTCTTACTTGGAACGACCTCACAACCAATCCTAGCCTTCAAGACATTCAGAAACAGTTTCTGGAGATTCGTACAGGCAAGAAAGCTGAAGGTATTAGCGGCGTAGAGTTGTCAAATCAATTCATGTCTAGTGCTCGTGCTGATGAATGGAACACCTTCAGTAACATTGCATATTTGAATCAACTTCGTAACTCTCCGTTGCCTGACAAAGAGAAGTTGGCATTGGGTAAGCTTGTGTTTGAACGAACAAAGAGTGCATTGGAAGAAGGTGGTCAACCCGGTGCTCGTCCATATGTTGATGCAGTGACATCAGCCTTCACAGACTTGTCCAACTATGTTGGTCTTGGTGTTGGTGCTGGTTTGAAGAAGGGTGTTGCTAAAGAAGTAACCAAAGCTGCCACTCGCGCAGCATTGGGTGAGGTGGCTGAGACAGGTGTCAAAGCTAAGCTTGCTCAAGCTATGACCGTTACACCCCTGAAGGCTGGTCTTGGTGTTGTAGGCACCGAAGCTGTCATTGGTGGTGGTCAAGCTGCTGTCGAACAGAAGGCGCAGGTTGCTACATCAAAGGTATTGGCTGAACAACGTCCCGATCTTGGTGTTGCTCCTAAAGAGTTTGACGACACTGCTGTTGCTGTTGCTGCATTGTTCTCTGCTGCCTTCGGTGGTGTTGAGGCCGTTGGTATTATGAAAGCTAAAGGCGGTAAGTCTGGTGCTGAACAACTCAATGATGTTCTCAAAGACAAGATTAAAACTTCAACAGACCCTAACGCACCACCCACAAAGGTTGAACGTGTACTGACCGATCCTGTTGCACAAAATATGGACAAGGTTGTTGAAGAGTTCATGAATATTCAAGGTCGTCAGGTTTTGAATGAGGTCAATCCAGCAACAGCATTAACTGATGCAAAGATTCAGAAAGACTTGTCTGCTCGTGCTGTACGTGTAGCGTTGCACGTCATTGAACAAGACCCCACATTCCGTCTGCGTCCTAACCAGAAGACAAGCACAGCCATTGCTGAAGTGTTCTCTCAACTGGATACCATTGACGATGCGTTGCTTGAACAGGCCATTCGCAAGGAAGGGTTGACTCCTGATCAATTCGCTGCTGCTAACAAGCTGACAGTTACAGAGGCTGCTCAGGTGATGCAGCAATACTCTGCTGCTTCAAAGGTGTTGAAGCGCATGTCAGAGATTGATCCAGAATTCAAGAAGCAAGTTGATGCTTTGTTTGAAAAGCCTGATGAATATGTATCAGCACTTGGTCGCTTGGGTCAGGGTATTCAGACACTTGAGCGTGAATCAAAGGCTTGGATTGTTTCAGGCATTGGCACCACTGTCCGTAACGTCATTGGCACATCTATTGGTCTGACATACAACTCTGCTGCTTCATTGATTGAAGGCGCTTTGTACACTGTCGGTAGAACACTGGATGGTGCTGCCAGCGGTAAGCGTATTGAAACTGCAAAGAACAGTTTGGGCGACACCATGCGTGATGCATTCGGTGTGTATGGCTACATGGCTAAGGGTGGTTTGTCTACAGAGGTCACTGACACTTTGTTGCAACACAACCCCGCCATTCGTAACAACATATTGAGCGCAACACAGGAAAGTTCCACTAAGGAAATCTCTAAAGCTGCACAGGTCTTCAACAGCTTGAACGTAGCACAGGATGCTTTCTTCCGTAAAGCCATATTTAACGCTTCGGTTGAGAAGCATATGCGCCGTGCTGGTCTTGATATGTATGAGGTCATTGCTGAAGGTAAGACAATTCCCGCATCGGTCTTGAAAGAAGCTGCTGATGAAACGTTGAAGGCTACGTTCTCCTACACACCAAAGGCACAGAAGAAGGGTATTCAAACCTTTGAGGCTGGTGCTGAAGCTGCTGGTAACTTGTTCGTTAAAGCTGCTGAGTTCCCCGGTGGTAGCTTGCTTGCTACATTCCCACGCTTCATGTCGAACGCCATTGCTTTCCAATATCGATACAGCGTGTTCGGTGCTATATCGGGTGCTGAAGACTTGGCTCAGGGTGCATTAATGAAGGCTGCTGGTTCTTCTGGTGGTGAAGCTCTCATCCGTAAAGGACAACAGAACATTGCCAAGGGTGTTGTTGGTACTGCTGCATTGGCTGCTGCCTATGACTACCGCATGAACAACCAAGACACTGAATGGTACAACATGAAGAACGACGATGGTTCTACTGTTGACACTCGTGCCATCTTCCCATTGGGTCCAACACTGGCTGTTGCTGACTTCATGGCTAAGCGTAAACTTGGTCTTGAACCAAAGACTGCCGAGGCATTGGAAGCCGTTGTTGGTATGAAGATGCCTGCTGGCACACAGAACCAATTCCTTGATCAAGTGTTTGCTGCGTTCTCTTCTGAGAAAGAAGCTGATAAGTTGGAAGTGGCTGTTGGTAAAGTTCTTGGTGACTTCACTGCACGTTTTGCTCAACCGTTTGTGTTTAAGAGCGCTTACGAATTCTTAGATTTGTTCCGTGAGGAAGGCGCTATTCAGCGTGACCCTAATGTGTTGACTGCTGAAGGTGGTGGTGGTCGCTTGGTTGAAGCTGCTGTCAATCGTGTGCAGTCTAAGTTGCCTGTGCTGAAAGAAGATTTGCCTGAAGCAATCCCTCGTTTGCGTGAAGGACCAGTATATAAAGAAGGTGAATTCTTTTATAGCTTGGTTGGTGTTAGAGAAACTCCCAATAAGACTCCTGCTGAGAAAGAGATTGTTCGTCTTGGCATTGACCCTTTCAAACTGTATGGCCCTTCATCTGGTGACAGAATGTATGATCGTGCCTTTGTTGAGAACGCCAACCCTATGGTGGTTGCTGCCATTGATAGGACAATGGCTAACAACAGATACAAGGCTTTGTCACCCACTGAACAGAAGTTGGCATTGACCAATGTTGTTCGTGACGTTACAGGTATTGCTCGTGACAAGACAGACGGTAAGTTCATGTCTGAAGACCTGACTCGTGTTAAGAAGATGCGCTTTGACAAACTGTCTGCTGATCAACGCAAGGTTATTAACGAACGTTATGCCAAAGACAACAAAGGTGTAACTCTCGAAGAAGCTAAAGACTACCGCGCTGTCGATAAGTATGAAGCTATGTTGGGTAACTTAGCCTTTGCCAAAGGTGGTCTTGCTGCCAAGATTGTAGGTAAGAAGGTTGCTGGTGAAGCTGTTGATTCTGTGACAAGCAAGCTTAAAAGCCTGACACCAACACCAACGCCTGCTGCTGACAACGCAGCAATCGATGCCATCATCAACAAAGAACTTGGTGCTCCATCACCCGCCATCGATCAAACAGCTAACATGTTGATGGGTAAGAAGCCTGTGCTTCCTAAAACCACAGCAAAACAAACGCCTTCGCTTCCTGAAGAGCCAGCAACACCTGCACCAACCACACCAGAAGCGCCTGTGTTGAGCCAAACAGATGATGCCCTGCCTACCCTACCTGCACAGACAATGGAGGCTCCTACGCTCTCTAAAGCCTTTGCTGATGAAGACTATGTCAAGGGTGAAGAGGCTATGCTTGAGTCGTACACACCTGCTCAGCTTAAGAGTTGGAAGATAGCCAACCCTGAAGACTACGAAAACACTCTTCATAGCTTTACTGGTCAAGCTAAAGGACTGAAATATTCTGAAATGCCACCACAGCCTTTTGCTAAGAAGACTGATGAGGCTGCTGAGTCTTTGGTTGATGAAGTTGAATATGATATGGATGGTAATCCTGTTAGTGTTGGTGGTGTTGCTGTTAAGAAAGCTACACCAGTTGCTGATGAGTATGGTGTTGACCTTAAGTACTTGTCGGGTGATGCCAACTCTGTAGTTAAGAAAACCAGTGTTGCTCAACGTAACGCTGCTGTGTCTGCCATCAAAGAGACACGTGAAGACAACTTCTTCAAGCTGCGTAACAATGATAAGTTTGCTTCAGTAGATGATGATGTGTTGGGTGTGGTGTTGGGTGACTATCGCTACTCACGTGGTGCTGAACTCAACCCTAAAGACCCTGACATGCTTGCTGACGCTGTAAAGATGGCTGGTCAATATCAGAAACGTCTTGATGTTTTGCGTGAGAAGTATAAAGATGTACCACCTGTGAAGCTGTTCCACGGTCAAGGTACAACCTCTGCCATTGAACCAATTAAGAAGTCAGGCTTCACGGACCCGTCTAAGCGTGATGAGTTCTTCCATTCTGAAATGATGGTGGGTGCTCCATCGTTTACCAAAGACTTGAACCTTGGCTTTCGAGGTACGCCATTTGGTGGAACAAGACCAGAGAACTATGTTGTCACAGAGATTCCTTATGCTGATTATGTGTTCAACAAAATCAATATGTCACCTGAGAATTATGACAAGAAAGATATGAACACCATTCTTCGTGCCGTCACTGGCGCACCCGGTGTTGTTCGTCCTGTTGGCTTACCTCGTGCTGGCTTCTTAGAGACTGAAGACATGATGCTGGAGGCTGAGAAGCTTCGCGTCAAAGGTAGAGATGCTAAGTTGCGTAGTGGTGAAAAGGATGTTGCTCAGGTGCTGGACACTGGTGGTAAAGGTCTGAGTCGAGCAACGATGAAGGGTGAAGAAGAAGTTGTGTCAGAGTATATGAAGCTTGCTCGTACCACTCCAGACCCTAAAGAGAAGATGAAGCTGGCATACATGTCCTACACTGGCATCAAAGACTTGATGAACAATTATCTGGATATGGCTACAGCAACGTCTACGAAGTCTGGTCTTGGTCAACAATATCAAGCTGCCATTAACAACTTTGCAGACTACTCAGGTATTCAGCGACAGATGCGTGAAGTCGCTGACATCTTGGATGCTGGTGGAGCTAAGCAGAAAGCACAGAACCTGTATGAACTTACAGACAAGTTGAAGAAGTTTCAACAGTCTGAACCTGCAATCTCCACAGCGGTTGATGAAAGCAAACGAATTAAACCACTGGACGAGGTGAGAAAGTTTGTACCAAAGCTGGCAAAGGGTGGTCTAGCAAGTCGTCGGTAATAAGCACCGACAATAAGAAAGGGGAGCCTATGTAGCTCCCCTTTTTGTTTGGCCTACCCCGTAGGAGTCGAACCTACAACCTACGGATTTGGAGTCCGTTGCTCTGCCAGTTGAGCTAGAGATAGATGGAAGCGGGGGAAGTATTCGAAACTTCTGCGTAGAGCTTATGAGACTTACGGATGCCCTGAATCCCCGCTGTCAATGTTATATCACACCTTGAACGCTTCTTTCAACTGTTCTGTTGCAGCTTCAATAAGCTTGGGATGACGGAACTTAAACATGTCAGGAATCTCCAACACATAATGTTCCATGTTGTCGATCAGTTCTTTGTGATCATAGCAAGCTGAGATGTAATTGCCATCATCAACAAACACTACAACATCAGCCCACTGTAGCTGCACCTCATCAAGCACAATCAATGCATACTCACTGGATGTACCAACAGCACGAGTGTTGTAATTGAAGGGTTCGTTAGACAATATCCACGCCAGTGTAGGGCTACGCAGCAGTCCAGCAGAACAGACACACAGCACCTTCTTTGCATCCCCTTGATTGGGATTTTTCATGTTATGAAGTCGATTGAATGTTGTCATTTTGTAATCCGTGAAAGGTTGTCAAAGTATGCAGCGTTGAAGCCACGTTCCCATTCCATACCAGCCAAGCTAGATGGATCGTAGCTGTTGGTCAGCCAACCACGACTGAAGGCATAGTAGCCCTTGTCAAACTGGATACGCAGCAAATGTTGTGGTCGTTTAAACTGTTGCATGATTGTCTCCATAGAGTTCGTTGCTAAGCAGATAACCTTCTAGCTCCCACATCTTGTTGATGGCATCCTCGTAAGCATACTTCTCGCCAAGGGCTGTGTTGAACTTAGCAGGGTCTACACAGGCACTCTTACCAATGATAAGAAAGCCACAATACAGATGCATGAAGCAGAGCGTTGTTGTTGTGTCAGGCACCACATAGTACTCCACCTTCTTAGTCTTCTCGGCCATGTCTGTCGTGGTGATAGAGGTGCGCTTCACGGGTTTATTCGGTTGGTTCATCTTCATCGGCCTCATTAACTTTTTCTGTGATGTACTGATAGGCCAACACAGCAGCGATGTGTGCATTGCTTTCTTTGTTGACTGGTTCAGGGGTGAACAAGATTTGCATTTCAAGACCTCCATCGTTGTTGTCAGTGAAGATGATGGTGGCTTTATTAACGGGTGGCATAAGTATGCTCCTTTAGTTGGTGGATAGGAAGGTTGTAACAATCGCTCTTAACTACATAGCCATTGTCGGGATCAATTGTACCCTTAGTCATATACTTTGAGTCAAGCATGTATTGTTGTTTTTCGTACACACCCAAGAACCAACCCACACTGAAGTCGTTCTTGACACGAACGAAAGCATAGTAGTCACACTCTTGGGTTGTATTCAAAGCAGCGATAGAGCACTCGTAGGTTGTCAAAGGTTTAACAGAAGTCTGCTTAGTCTTCACATCCACTGTCTTGCCGTTGCACAAGATGAGATCATAGTCGTAGGTGTTAGCGAGTACACCTCCCATAACCTGCTCAGCAATAGCTTCACCGATGAAGCCAGCTAAGTTGCCTGCCCCACTGATGATGCTATTGCGTAGCCTACCCATCTCTGCCGCCTTGTCTCGGGCAGTGACGAGCATGTCGCCTGTGATGACAATCTCAATCACTCAGTATCACCAATTAAATTCATTTCACCAATGTAGATTTTGATGAACGGTAATAGGATGATGATACCAATGAATGCAAACAACCCATCAGTTACTTCATCAGTGTCAGCGATATGACAGATGTCTTCGTTGTATTCAATGTCAAAGCCGATGCCTTGTCGTAAGTTGATAACCATCATAGACTTGTTCCTATTTCTGTGAATTCAAAAGAGAGTTGCCAAAGATGTGCATAGCTAGGTTGATTGCGAAGCCATATCAGAAACTTACTCTGTGCTTCAGATATGGTGGCAGCTTCAACATGCAACACACCCTTGAACACATTGTTTTGGCTGCTATAGCTGACAGTGAAGTGTCTCATGCTGCCTTACCCCACACATCATCCCATGTCCCTGTTTGGGCACCCTTACTGTAGTCTGTCACCTTCTGTTCAAAGAAGTTGGTGTGGGATGTACCAAGCATACCATCAACCCAAGGCAGAGGATTCTTCTTTATCTTGTAGATTCCTTTCATGCCCATTGAGATGAGGCGACGATCAGCAATGTAACGAATGTATTGCTTCACTTCTTCTTTGGTAAGCTTCTCAACTTCCAACATACCAAAAGCAAGATCAATGAACTTGTCCTCAATATCCACCATCTCTTGAGCAATCTTCTTAATCTGCTCAGGTGTTGTTTCATCCTGATGATGTTTAACATATTCTCTGTATACCTTTATCATTCCTTCAGCATGCATAGTCTCGTCGGTGATGGACCAGCTAATGATCTGACCCAACCCCTTCAACTTGCCGTTACGTGCGAAGTTTAGCAGCATGACAAAGCTAGAGAACAGTTGCATGCCTTCACCAAACGCAGAGATTGTAGCGATCTTTTCAGCCATTGGCGCACCATCAATGCGCTGAACATACTCATGCTTGTCCAACATCTCTTTGTACTGCAAGAACTCGTTGTAGGTTGATTCAGGCAATCCAAGTGTCTCAATCAAATGAGCATAGGCAGCAACGTGCAAAGCTTCACGGGCAGCAAAGCCACTCAACATCATCCTGATTTCATGGTTGCGAAACGCAGGGATGTAATGGTTGTGGTAGCCACCACCAATGTCCAAGTCGCCCTGTACAAAGAAGCGCAATATCTTTGTCAGAAACTCTTGTTCATCTTTGTTGAGTTTCTTATAGTCTTTAACGTCCTCAGACATTGGCACTTCGCTGTGCAACCAATGACTCTGCTCATGCTGCAACCAAGCGTCATGTGCCCAAGGGTAGGTGAAGGGACGGAACGCTGTAGTTTCCGTATCCATTTTATATTGTTTTATCATAGTCATCCTTCGCAAGCTAAGCAGGTGTCACCATCTGCAATTTGTTTCAAATCAATTTCGTCTTCAATGCGTTGACGCTTTATCTGAGCACCAACCTTGTCTGCCTTACGCACCTTCTCGCTGCGTAGATAGTACAGGCTCTTCAGTCCACTCTTCCAAGCTAAAAAGTGAATGCTGTGCAGATACTTCACAGACACGTTAGCCGGGAAGAACAGATTCACACTCTGTCCCTGATCAATATATTTCTGACGGTCAGCAGCAAGCTCAATCAACCAGCGCTGATCAATCTCCATCGCTGTCTTGTACACTTCCTTCAGCTTCTCAGGTACGTCCAGATGCTGGATAGAGCCATCGTTGCTGATGATGGATGCCCATGTATCGTCATCGTCCATACCAAGCTTCTCAAGCTCTGCTTTGAGGAAACGATTCTTGTACACGAACGCACCAGATAATGTATCCTGACGGAATACATTGGCGCGGTAGGGTTCGATTGATGGGCTGGTGTTGCCCATGATTAGGCTGCTGCTGGCATTGGGAGCAATAGCAGTCCAATGACTAAAACGACGACGAACACCACTGAGATGTGCATCAGGGCATTCGCCACGTGATGTAACCAAGATAGCGTCACCAATCGTGCATTGGTTGTGGATGTGTTTGAAGATTTCATTGTTGTAACTCTTAGCTATTACACCATCGATGGCAACACCTTTCTTTTGCAAGAAAGCATGGAAGCCTAATGTACCAATACCAATACTTCGTTCCATCATCGCACTAGAACGAGCACGGGCGATAGAGTCTGGAGCATTGTCAATAAAGTATTGAAGTACATTATCAAGCATCTCCATAACATCAAGTATAAACTGCTTGTTCTTTTTCCATTCATCATAGTACTCCAAGTTCAATGAAGACAAGCAGCACACGGCAGTGCGTTTCTCATTTGTCGGCAAGAAGATTTCAGTGCAGAGGTTACTACCGTTGATGGTCAAGCCTTTGTCTTTCAACCAAGACGGTAAAGCTTTGTTAGCTGTGTCGATGTAGATGAGGTAGGGTTCACCAGTCTGCATACGCAACTCAAGAATCTTTTGCCACAGATACTTAGCTGACACTGTCTCAATCACTTCACCATTGGCAGGGTTGACTAGGTTGAAGCTGTCGTCAGCATTGTCATCTTTCATGCATCTTTCAATGATGTTCATGAACTCATCGGTAATGTTAATACCGTGGTGCATGTTCAATGTACGCACGTTCTGATCACCAGTGGGCTTACGCATCTCCAAGAACTGGATGATGTCGGGGTGATGGATGTCAAGATAGGCAGCATAGCTACCACGGCGTGTACGTCCTTGACGGTAGGCCAATGAACTAGCATCATAGATTTTTAAGTGAGGCATGACACCAGTGGACTTGTCATCGCTGTTACGAATACCAACGTGAATACCAACACCACCACCCATCATCGATAGCCAGTTTGTCTCTGAAAGGTTATCGACCAAACCTTCTGCACTATCGTCCATGTAATTAAGAAAACAGCTAATAGGAAGCCCACGCTTAGACCTACCAAAAGATAGGACAGGAGTAGAATAGCTGAGCCAATGTTTACTAGAGTATTCATATAGTCGCTGAGCATGTTCTTGGTTGCTTGCGAATGAGGCTGATACAAATGCAAATCTTTCTTGCGGAGATACTTCGTCATCTTTCATGTAGCTTTCTTTAAGTCGTTGCCTACCTAGTTCGTCGAAAAGATTGTCTCGTGATAGGTCAATGTCAACCTTGAATGTCATGTAATACCTTAGTGTTATTGAAAAAGAAAGCAGCCGAAGCTGCTTAGGTGTTGGGGGATAGAAGTTATATCATCTATCGAATGTTCATTCTGTTTCCTTTGTTGGTGTAGCTTCTTTACCCGTTTCAATAGCATCTGTGATGCAGGCAATGAGAGCATAGCGGAGCAGAAACTCTTTAGCTGCTTCGTCCATGTAGACATTGAAGTCGGCAGAACCGTCTTCGTTTTCTCTGTAGTTTTCAAGTTCAATTTTCATTTCTTCCTCACTGCATAAATAATAAGACCAATGATTGTGCTGATCATTGTAGCCACATGAAATAGTGTTGGTGCCAGTACAAACCACCAAGACCAATCAATGAATTCTGTCAACTTCAACGTGATGAAGATGAGGGTTAATACATTTAGAAAGCCCATTAGAACAACTCCTTTTTCAGTTCTTTAATCTTCGCTGTCACATAGTGCGACAACACTTTGAAGTCAACCTTTGGATTCTTAAACTCTTTGATAAAGTTCCAAGTTTCCTCAGTGACTACATCGTACCACACGGTGTTGATCAGTCGAGGAATATATTTCGATGACCATCCACCCATCTCGTTGACAATCTTTGCTTCCACCTTGTCAACCAAAGCTTGCGTCACGTACTTAGCAGCAATCTTCTCTTCAACGATTTCACCACCAATGACAGGCGCACCCATCTCAAGGTGATGCTTGGCTTTGAATTCGTTAGCGACAATCTTAGCCCATGTCTGACGACCATACTTGTTCTTGTAGTCATAGTTCTTGATGACAACACCTTCACCAGCGCCCTCACCGTCCTTCACCAGATAGTGTGCCTTACTCAGACACTCAGTGAAGTGGTCGATGCTGCCGTTCTTGATGATGGCAATTGGTGCAATGATGTTGATGCCAGCAGCAACGAGTCCTTCAGAGTATTCGTCATAGCTGAGCAAGCGTTCTTTGCTACGGTCAAACACATCGAACACATAGAACTTGCGCCATGCATCGTCGTTGTAGGTCTTCAGTGTGTGCGGTACAAGCCATTCACCGTAGAGGACATGTTCGGGATTAGAATACATGTATGGAACAACAGAATAGTCATCAACCATAGCCTTCATAAAGCCAGCATTGTCGTTATCTATGGCAAGCTCACGGTTACGACTACCACAACTGAACGGTATGGTTTTGGTTGGGTCCATCCAAACACTACCGTTAGTACCGTCCAGCTTAGGGAACACATAGCATGTACCCACTTCAATGCCTTCAACTTCGGTGTTGCCGTAGCGTTCAAGGTGTTGATATTTAATGAAGCTCATACTTTCTTTTTCCTTTCAAGTTTCTCTTGATCAGTTTTGATTTTATGGCAAGGCTTACAAAGCACCTGAAGATTCTTTATCTCACAGAACACACGATCAATGAAGTTGTCCCATGTAGTGAAGCCCTTCTTAGGGTCCACCACAGGACTGATGTGGTCAACCTGAACGTCTGTAGCCACGAAATATTTAGAACACTCAGCACACTTGTAATGCATTGCCTGCTTACCCGTCTTAGCATTCACCTTCCTGCCTACGAAAGCTTCCTTCAAAGCCTTGTACTTGGGAGGCCAACGCCTTGACGCAGCACGTAAGGCAGAGGTCACGAAGCTTCTGAATCGTGCCTCTGTCCATTCACCACCATTGCGTTCTTTAACGGTCACGAGGGACCGCTTCAAACGCTATGTTGGTCATGTCGAGTTGGTCTTTGGTATCAACCAAAATGTTCTCAATGATGCCACACACATCAGCAACGTCGAGAGCAACGAAGTAGTAGTGCTGATCCTCTCGCTCTTCAACACCAACAACAAAGCCATTTTCTGCCGTACTAATTGTCACCCTCATGTGAGTCCTTCTACGTCTACATTCCTGTAGCAAACGTCTTCAATGTTGAGTCGAGACAGCGCATATGTTACATGCTCTTTCAAGTCTTCAACAAGCAAGTCTTCATGGGTGTAGATGCTGTCAAGTTCTGAGTTGTCTACTTCGGCAACAAAGGTCAGTGTAATCTTAGCCATTGTTTTTTCCTTCAAGTTCAATCAGCAGATCGATGTAATGCTTTGCTTTCTCAAGGTCAGCAATACCACCTTTGTCGCGCCAACGAGTGACATACTTGATGACGTTGCCTTCAAAGTAGCCAATCTTGTTGGTGTGGATGTACTCAACAGGTTGAATACCATGCTTCTTGTAATGATCACCAGAAACCTGCACAGCCAAAGCATTGAAGGCTACATCCTTCGGGTCATACTTAGGTGGTGGAATGACTCGTTGTGCCATAGCTTCACCGTGGTTGTCAATGTTCTTGAACACATCAACGGCTACCCACTTGGTGTACATGTCTTTACCACCCACTGAGTTTGCACAGCAACTATCACAAGGCTCAGCACCAGCAGGGTAGTCTCCATAAAAACAGTTCTCACAGTTCTTATCTATCACTGCACACCCCCAATCGTTTTCGTATATTTAGACAATACAAACTCCGCATCCTTGACATCATCAAGTTCTTCAAAAGCAGACTGGTTGTATTGCTCTTTCACCTTGTCGAGGAAGCGAGCAGCGAGAGCAGGGTCTTCATCAATGAGTTGAACAGATGTTGCAATCACCATAGCAATATGAACAAGACTACCGAAGTCTTCTTCACTCATCGTGACAGGACCAACACCACTAATCATCACTTGAAAATTCCCGTCCCACTTCTCACCTTCTTTGTAATGAGGACGTATCACAAGAGCTACATCGTTTGGTTTCAGTTTGTTAAGTCTGGTGGCTTCCATATTTGACCTTCATGTCTACGTAGAAAAAGTAGATGTGCGTTCTCTATGACACGTTCTTCAACACCGTCATAGGCTTCAACACACCGCTGATACATCTCACATTCATCAATGGCATCTTCCAATATCTTCTCAGCTTTCACTGGTCCAATACCTCTTAGGCCGATGATGTTGTCTGCACTATCCCCTGTCAAGATTTGCATGTACAGTTTATGCACAGCTTCTTCAGGTGTAATGTAGTAGGCAATTTTCTTGATGAAGTTGTAGTGCCATCCCACCACCTGATCTAAGTCTTTGTCCAAGGAAACAATGACACCCTCGTCACCAAGGGTTGTAGCATCTGTGGCAATGGCATCATCTGCCTCAATACCATCATAGACAACAGCGCCCCACTGGTCAATCAGGTGTTGTCTCACCGCAGCTAGATGCTTAGGTTTAACCTTGTCCACTCTGTTGCCCTTGTAAGGCGCTGTCACAGCTATGTTGTATCTAAAGTTGTTCTTACCTGTGAGGTAGAGTTTCCATGAATCAACATAGCCACATTTGTCTACACCGCACATGAGAGTGTTGATGATGAGAGAGTCTACAGACCGTATAGCCTGTAGCTCATCCTCGTTCTCACATGCTGCTGCGGCTCGGTATGCATAAATGTCCGAGTCCAGAAGCGCTATCATCAGTCTGCAACAACAGCTTCTTCAGCTTGTGCTGGAGCCTGTGCAGCTTGGAATTGCTGAACAAGTTTCTGATGCAGTGGGAATGCACCAGATTCTGTTGGTAGTTGTCCAAGTACACGGACAATGAAAGCGGCTTCGTTTGTGTCAATTGTGAAATTCATTACAGTACATCCTCATCATCAGCAGAAATACGACCACCACCGTCTGCATAGGCTACCAAGTCAGTGACAACCAGCTTAGCCAATGAAGGGCTGACACCCTTCTTGTTCTTGTACGTCCATGCGTAGCTACCGATCATACAGACAGCCTTGCTTCCGTTGCCAATGTCTTCAACGATTTCATCGTTGTCAGTATCAAAAGCTTTGATGGGACGCTGGCTCTTGCAGGTAATGTACTTGCCCTGCTCAGGCTTCCTATCAAGGTTCTCTTGCACAGAGATGCCCATGTCTTCCAGTGCAGCCACTGCTTTGTCAGACAGGTTACACAGATCAATTGTGTAAGCATCAGCCATTTCATTCTTACGATTTAACGAAGCCCAGTAAACTGTAGCTTTGAGTTTCAACTTGTCACTCATTTGAGTTTCCTTTGATTTAAATGCTGACCAATTTAACAGGGGTCAGCTTCCTGCATCTCGTCATTGTATCACTAGCTTTGCAGCAGCGTCAATGTAGTATTGGTAGTCAACGTCTTTCCATGTGAAGTCATTGACATCATTACATGTCCACATACCGTAGCCTTCACCAATCGATATGCGTCTAGGTTCTGCTTCTTCCTTGATTGGTGGCATCACCTTAACCAACTCACCACCAGCACTGCATGCGTAGTAGCGACACGTATTCTGTTGCTTAATATGTACATTGTCAACAATGAGAAACAGACCACTGCTACGTGGCACCTTCACTCTAAGCATAAAGTCATACTTGTTCTTGTGACCCTTGATGTATGTGTCAAGAGAGATGCCATGAAGCATTGCAGCTTCAGCAGCCTTTGGTATCACCAACCCACCCTGATCTTGATGCCAGCCTAAGTCTTCATACTGGTACGCACCCTTACGCTTCACCTTACCGTCTGTATATACAGCGATGTAGTTGTTCACGTCACGAATAATCATCTTGGAATACTCAGCATACTCAAGCTGCAAACCAACTTGCTTCTGCCATGCGTCACAAACTCTGTCGTACTGGTCGCGCTTACTACGTGGCAGCTTCACAGTGATACCGTCTGTATTAACCTGCACAATGGACAAACCTTCAATGTCCATTAGCTTCTCAGCCAACAGGCACAGGCTAAGCTGACCATTAATGGTGATCGCCATCGTGTACTGAGGGTCGTAGAAGGGGCTGTACTTGTTGTTGCTATCACCGTATACACCGTTCAACGCAAGCTTCAGCATGGCGTTCTCAGCGCTGCCCTTGGGGTAGCTCTTACGCTGCTCGTACACGTCTTGATAGATGTCACAGAACTTCTCAGACAAATGCTCAGGATAGATACGGTTGGCAATGGCAATGTTGGGATACATGGATGCCACGTCAGCATCAACAATCATGCGCGTGTCGCTGTCACTGACGATGGTGCTCTCAACAGACCCGTGAATACCACCAGTGCCGAAGTCGAAACGAAAGCCACCGATTGTCACGTTCAAGTTGGTAGCAACTTTCCAGTTCTTCCAATAGCTGTACTGCTTCTCACCCTTCTTCTTAGCTTTCAGTTCCTCTTCAGACACCCACCCCATAGGATGCAATGCTTTGAAGCCAGCAATAACATCATCGCTTGGTTTGTTGAACCACTTCTGACGCTTCGTCACCATCTCAGCATAGGCAGCTAAGTCACCAAGGTCGTCCTCTTCAATGTCAGACAATGCACCTTTTGTTTCTGTCAAAGACTGTGCAGCAAACCACTCCAGCACTAGCTGAAACTCAGGACGCAGAAAGTCGTAGTAGTTGAACAGACAATCTTTGATGTGAATAACTTCACGCCTAGTCTGATTAATGTGACGCTCACCCTTCTTACCAATACGATAGCAACTACCGGGCATGTTCTCTTCAAGCTTCATGATGAAGTAGTCTTTGCCGATCTTTGTATCGTTGTGGTTGAGAAAGTTGCGATTGTATTTAACAGACAACTCTTCACGAAACGTTATCTGTGATAAGCATTCTTTGTAGAACAACAACGTCATCTTCACATCATGCATGTTGTATTTTAACAACACATCTATCTGGTCATCGGTTAGGTCACTGTGTGGGTCGTATGGCAGGTCAACAATGCTGTCAGCTTTCATGTTGAACTCAAGCGCCTTCAACGATGTAGCCCTTGCAGGATTGTCGAAGTGCATGATTTTGTACAGGTCAATCTGCTGCACATACTGTGACTTGTCATGGATGATGTGACCAAACCTGTCATCGCTACCGATGATGGACTGTGCCTTCTTGTACACCCGTGTAGCCACAGCCTTACCAGATACAGTGAGGGCTTTGTCAGATACAGAGATGAGGTCATGCAACACAGGGTAGTCAAAGCCTATGTTGTTGTACCCCACCATCCTGTGCTTCTTACGCTTGAGTTCCCCGAGGAAACTAAAAAGTTGCTCAGCTTCATTCTTTCGCTGTGAACATTCAAACGCTACAGCATGCGACTCATCAACGCTAATCGCTGAGAACGTGAACGCTGTCTTGTATGTCTCTATGTCCCATACGTAGTCCATCTTTCTTTTCCTTCTTTGGTTTGGGAAACAGTCTATCACGATACGCTCTCATCAGTGATGCACTCACATTCTGAATGGCGTATGCTTCTATCTCGTTGCCGGGGTTGTCTTCACCAATGTATCTAAAGTATTCCTGCACCACATGCACAGCCTCATGTACTAACAATGTTGCAACGTCGATACCATCAGTCTGAGGTGTAACAGGGATGCAAACAATGCTCACTCTGTTGCCCTTCGGTGTGTTGAAATAGTGCGTGGTTGCTAATGATTCATGAATAAGCCATCTGTCCCACTCATGTATAGGAACCTTCAAATATCTCAGTGTGCGATAGTAGTCTGACTCAGTGGTACAGACTTTTAAGAAATCACCTTCGATTAGGCAACGGTTTAACCATGTAGTCATGTGCCGCCATACTCACGGCTAAGAATGTGTTGGTCATATACATCAAGCTCCTGTTCAACATCTGCAAGCTCAGCATAAAGCTTAGCCAGTGTTGTGTCACCTTTGATGTAGGCATCACGCTCAAGTTCTGCATAGGTTTTCATGGTTAATCCCAAAGGCTTTGAAAGAAAATACCGAACAGCTTAGTGCCGTTGGCGATACGTTCGTGATGTTTCTGAAGACCAGCACGGTCACACAAGATAGCATCAATCTGCTCCATAAGTTCAGCTTCTTTGTTCACATTAGACATGTCATAGAACAGGTCTTCATTGTCATGATCAACGATCTGTTCCATCGCCCAAATCATTTCATCAAGTACATATTCCCATCGTTCAAAGTGGTTGTTGTCAACATCCCACTCATGCTCTTTAGGTGGTGCTGCTGTAGAGCGAAGATGTTCTGGTACATACTCGTCATCAACTAACGGAGCACCATGCTTCGTAGCCTTCAACTGCTTGAGCATAGGCACGATGAGTAGCGCTAACGTGTGGTCCATACTCCATGTGTCATGCTCTTCAATGGTGATGTCAACTTGACGTGGAGTGTCGTCTTCTACATAGGGTCCGATAATTACTTTCATGTCAGTTCCTTTCGTGGTTGTTTAAAATTTGAAGGATGATGTTGATCGACTGCATCAACATCATCTGCTCCATTGGGTCAAGCTGGTGATAGCTAGGTTGTGGCGTAGGCCACTTCTTAATGATGGCGTTCCAGTATTGTTCTACTTCGCTCATAAAACATCCTGTTCTACTTCGGTCTGGAACATTCTACCTGTCTCTTTGTTGTACAGCAAGTGACAAGCTGGACCAGTGACACCACTATAGCGGTTCTTTAAAACCCTGACATGTGTGGTGTTGCGCTCAGTCAAGTCTTCAGCTTGACCATTACGCTCCAGACCAATCACCATGTCGCTAAGCTGTGCAATGGATGCTGACCCACGAAGCTGAGCCAGTGATGTAGCAGCACCTTCTTCATGGCCCTTGTCAGACGGACGCTTCAAGTGGCTGACCAAGATGAGAGCGATGTTGGTTTCTTGCACCAGCATACGCAGCTTAGTCATCACTTCGTCCAAGGCTTTGCGTTCGTCACCACTCTCTTGACTTGAGATGATGATGGACAAGTGGTCAAGGAAGATGTAATTACATGACATACCTTTTGCCAGATAGCGAACACGGTTGACAATGTTTTCAATGCTGGTCGATCCGAAGTGGTCGAACAGGTACAATCTACCAGTGCCAAGCGTTGCATCGAAAGCGTTCTTGCGTTCTTCATCAGACACAACAGCATCGGGTAGGTGTAGTGGTGCATTGGCAGCAAGCGACATCATAGACAGTGCAGTCTTACGAACACTTTCTTCCAAGAACATCAAGCCGATGTTGTCTGGTGTGTTCTGAATCAAATGCCACACCAACTCACGCAACACCTGAGACTTACCCAACCCTGAGCCTGCTGTGATGGTGACAAGTTCACCGAGTCGGATGCCATAGGTTAGTTCGTTCAACCCATCCCACGGATACTTGCAATCAGCAGGTGCCATTGGTGTAGATACCATGTCCCACAAAGTGCTACCTGAAACAATACCGTCTGGAACAAACTGCTCAGCCCTCCACCAACGGTCAACAAACTGTGCTTCCTTACTTGCTGACAACCAATCACATGCATCCTTCAACTCAGGCATGGGCTTGAATATCTTGCACTTGCTACCGAACAACTCAGCCACTTCCTTTGCAGCCTTGATGCCGGGTTCATCACCATCAAAGCAAACAACAATGGTTTCAAAGCTGTTGATGTATTCGTAGTTGGCTTTGCAATCTTTCAATGCTGAAGCTGCACCATTCCTGATCGACACCACAGGCCATTTCGATCCTGTCATTTGGAATGCAGCCAGTGCATCGAACTCGCCTTCAGTGATGGTTAGATATTTACCACCGGACGGGAACAGGTTCTGCCCATACAGTGTTGCAGCTTTCCAGTTGCCAATAGCGCTGAAGTCTTTGCGGTCTACAGGTCGGACCTTTGCTGCCACCAGCACAGAGTCTTTGTCGTAGTAGGGGAAATAGTATTTGCCATTGTCACGGACAGTGCCATACTTCTCCATCGTTGTTTTGGTGATGCGTCTTTCTGACACAGACACTGGCACACCTGTGTTGAAAGCTTTGATGAAGCTTGTGTCAGACACTGCTGGTGTAATGGGTTCGATCACAATTATTCCTTCTGTACCGGGGGTTAGTGTTGAACAGACAAAGCAGTAGGCACTACCGTCTGCATTGATTGATGCACCATCACTGCTACCACAAGCAGGACAGGCAACGTGAGTGCGAATGAAACTCATTTAGTTCCAGCCTTACTAAACATATGGAAGCGCTTGGCATGCAGCAAAGCCTCGTCACGTTCTTTGTTGAGGCCGTAGATTGTGCCCATGTCGGTGCCTTCATCACGCTTACGCTTGACCACCTCTGTGCTAATTTGTGATGCTGTCTTACCTGACTGCTTAGCCTTGAACGTGGAGTCTTCAGCGAACATGGACGGGCGGGGATGTTGTTGCCAATGAAACGGTGACAAGGGGTGGCAGTTGCAGGTCATTGTTGTTCCCTAAAGAAAGCAGACATAGTAACAGGTGCAACATCACGCAACACAGCCAGCACATCCTGTGCCACCAACCTGTGTTCCTTCTGTGTGGATGGGTCGAGTCGTGCTTGCAAGAATGTAATCCAGCTACGCATAGTGCCGTTGACGTACAGCTTAGATGGTGTCAACCCTTCAGGCAACAAAGCACGAGCTTGCTCTTTGGCAATGCCACGCTTCAATGCTTCGCTGTACAAATACTCAGCCTCACCAACCATCCTAGCCTGTGCTGCTGCCCACCATATGGTGAGGTCAAAGTCGTCTGTCTCTAAAGAGTTCTGCCGATTCTTGTTGTCTTGCATTCGGCATTCTCGAATAGCGAATTCACCAAGCTGTGTAGCGTCAGCATATCGCTGGCTAAACTCTTGAAAGCTAAAGCTTCTGTGTCGCAATAGTTGTCGTGCAATGTCGCGGGTGGTTGACACTTCGATACACGCACTAGCCATTTCAAACACAGACCAGTGAGCATTCTTTGCACAATAACTTAGCAGCCCTGCCACGTTGGGGTTGTCTTGGTTGCCGGGGTTGCTGACACGGGCGCAATAGCCGATGTGTTTGTCAGCATCTGGTGTTGCCCAAATAAGTTTTGCTGTTGTCATAGTTTCATTGCCTCCATAGTTAGTCCGATGTTACCAATGGCATAGCCAACAAAGGCTAAGCCAAGTCCTGTGTTGCCTTTAAGCAACAGATCAATTGCAATGACGGTGTACACAACACCTATAGTTGCTATAAGCCAAGCGCTCATACCATTCCTCTCATGTTCTGTGCCACTGTAGCACTCTTCAATGTGTGTTTGACATACGGTGTAAGGCTATGCACTGTGGCATGACCACTCAGAGCCATGACGTTTGTGAGAGCTACACCAACTTCAACCATCTCTGTGATAGCTGTTCTACGCAAGTCCATTAGCTGAAGTTCATCAGGCAGTCCAGCTTCCTGCATCACCACCTTACCCGCCTTGCTCAACTGCTGCAAGCTGTAGGGCTTGGGTGTGTTCTTCGTTGAAGCTGGCATTATAAATGGTTGCCATGACAGGTCAACGTGTTGTTGCTTCAGCATCTCTTGCAAATCTTTTGGTAGCGGTATAGCCACCCTTGCCCTACGTTTGCTCTGCTCCAACGACAACACCCCTGTGTTGATGTCATAGCTGTCCCATGTCAGCATACGCATGTCACCAAGTCGTTGCGCTGCACAGTAGGCTGTGTACACAATGAGTCCAATGCTTCGCCATTCATACTTGCTAAATGCTGTAGCCATGAAAGCTTTGATGTGTTCCTTCGTCCACACTGTGCGGCGTGGTCGGTCTGTCTGTCGCTTGACGTTGGTGAAGGGATTGAATGTACAGAATCCATTACGTATAGCATAGCTAAACAACAGACGATACACAGCCAATGAATGATTGGCTAAGCTAACACTGTTGCCAGCATGAGTGTCATAGATTTGTTGGCACATCGGTGTTGTCAAACTGCCAAGCCTCGTGTGCAACAACACCTGCCCTGCTGTGCGATCTTGATACCATTGCTTGAGATAGTAGGCATAGTCTGAACGTGTCTTGATACCAAGCCTGCTATGTTCAAGACTGTTGACATAGCTCTTGGTCAAGTCGTTGACGGTTGACTTGTCTGTCAAGTGTTTGAGGTAGCGGTGATGCTGCCTCCACTCGTCCATCAACTCGTTCTGTTCGTTGCAATAGTTGATGGCTTCAACAAGGTTGGTGCCTATCTTGATGCGCTTGACAATGTTGGCTTCGACAGCATCAGCGGGTGGGTTGTATCGGTAGTAGGCAACACCATCATTGTCAACACGCTGCATGTAACGGGCTAGGTTCATTTAGTTTCCTCTTTAGGTTTCTTAGGCAATGGTGCCCAATGTGTCCAATACTTATCGTCACTACGCAACTCACCATACACAGCAACACCATGCACACTCAGTAGCTGCACCTTCGCAGACCTTGGGCATGTTGCAATGGGTTGCCAATAGTATTCTGTATCGACAACGGCTGTGCCATCTCTGGTTAGTCTAACTGTCATACATCACCCATGTTGTAGAGCATGGTTGCTGTCGCCAACAACTTGTTGTGATCAACCAATGCATCAAGCCAGCGCTGAGGGATACTGTCGTAGCCATACAAACGACCAGCAATCATGCCTGTCACAGCACCAACAGTATCAGCGTCACCGCCTTTGTTGATGGCATGAACAACAGCGTCTTCAAAGGAGTGTGTTGCACACACAGACTGCCATGCCGATGCATAGCAACCCATCACTGTGCCACTGTCTTCCCTGATACCCTTGTCGAACAGGGCTTGGTTGCCTGTAGTTGCACCATCGAACAACTCTTCAGCCAATTGTGCTGTGTATGCTACGCAATTGGCAGTGCCATGAGTGAGCAAGCCACCAGCAACAGACTCAGCAATTGCCATCGTCTTGTTCGTGTGGTTGAACAAAATGTGTGGAGCCATTCGCATAGCGCTCCCATTACCATCTGTCATGAACGCACAAGAGCCACCATAGGGACGCTTGTTGGACGATGCGCTCAGCGCTTCAGCAGTAGTAGTTCCAATATCAAAACAATAATTTCTAGTACCGAAAGTTCCATTGTTTCTCCACTGCTTGAAGTTTTGGGCAATGATGCCGGGAGCAAAGCGTTTGTAGGTGAGGTAGGCATCGGCGATGCAGTTGCTCATGGCCCCATCATCGCTGTATTCTCCAACAGATGCATCGTGTACACCGCCACCAATCATGTCACGAACAGGTGATCCTGTGTTTGGTTCGGTGAACTCAAGAGCGATACCCATAGCATCACCAATATACAGACCCATGAACATACCGATAGCATTGTTTTGATTCATAACATTGTTTGTGCTGTCTAACATGAGCTATGTTAGATGTGTTGTTGATGTTGCATGTCTCTCCATGCTGTCACCGATTGTCGTAACCAGAAGAACCCCATAGCGGTTAAGGCCATTGACGTTACGCTGTAACGTATTCGTCAGCAATGTTCCACAGTTCTGTGTTGATACGCACAGCTTCCTTGATGGAGTTGACAGGTCGAGCCTTACGCATCACACCTTGAGGATGCACATCAGTGATGGACCTGATCAATGCATTGCCACGAACTACACCTTCTTGGATGCGGTTGAACACAGTCCAAGCATCGTAGCCTCTGTCACCATCACGGCGTACACTCATCACATCCTTGACCGTCTGTGCCACAGCATAGGCACCCTTGGCTTGACCAGTGTAGTCGTCCCAACGGGTAGCAACACCAGCAATAGCCATGTCATGTACATCACCAGTGGACAGTGACACACCACGCATCTTGTCAATGCGGCCCATCAAGGATGGCAGGGTAGCCACTGTGTTACGCAGCATCTCTTCAAAGCCGTTCAATGCTTTGCTGTGATAGATGCGAGACTGAAAGCCATCACCAGCCACGATGCCGTTGGAGCAGATGAAACGGAATGCACCAGCGAAGAGCTTCACACTACCACTACCATCATGAGAGTTGTACAAGATGATTTCAGGACGAATGTCATCAGCGGTGGCAAGGTCAACCACCTTGCTGAATGCCAACATGTGAGCAGCATGTAACGGGCTGGCCTTACGGCTACGTTTCTGTGCAGCCTGTGTCGGTACATAACCATAGTCTGCCATGATGGGCAGCACATCGCTTGTGTTGAGGGAGATGTAACGGTCGGTCAAGCGGTCTGCCTTGGTGACGCTGAATGCAGCAGGAGCACGTTGATGGATGGCTTCGATACTCAAGGCTGAGTTGTCGGCATTACGGGAGAAGATGACATGCTTAGACATGATTGTTTCCTTACGAGAGTTGTGGCAACATTGCCGGGTTGGGCCTTCAGTGTAAAGGCTTTCCAAATGGCTTGTCAAATAAGCCATTCAGAAAACCCTACAACTTAGTCGGGTTTGTCCTTCTTCACAAGCGGTGCAACCTCTGCCCATGCTTGCAAATGTATCACTTGATTTTTCATGTTCAGGCAGTAGCTGTACATGCCATCGATGTGGTCAAAAAACAACACTTCATCAATGCCTGTGCCATCCATCCACGGTAGCTTGATGTAGCTGCGAGGCTTCACCTTGTACAACTCACGCACTGGTAACAAATCGTAGTCTGCAACATCTATTTCGCTAATCATTTTGTTTCCTTTTCAATGTCATTTTCCAAAGCTACAGCACCATCGATGTAGCCTTGCCTGTATTGCTTGTCTTCCCAACATCCTGTAGGGGTGAAGAAGGGACGCATCGGTTGGTTACGCAGGCCATGCATCCTGCCTAAAATATAGGCAACACTCTCACTCATCTCTGACCTTCACCAATGCATCAGCAATCTTGTATGCATAGCGGCTCAGTGCCAGCGGGTCTTCCACTGTCACACCAGAGGCAAGCACACCCTTCATCACCTCAAGCGAGAAGGTGTCACGCAGGGATGGCTCAGCCTT